GATTTAAACATTTTATAAAGTATTGCCAGAGGTAAAAACATTTTAGCTGAAAATATAGAAGATAATAATGCCTTAGGTAAATTTTGCATTGATTGAAAATCTAAATTTGCATTAAATTGTGGAAATGGAATTGAAAATCCACTTTGGTCATACGCATCTTTTGCTAATTTTTGTAACGCATTATTGTAATCACTAGTAATGTTATTTTTGGTACCTGTAAGAAACGCAAAATCTTCTATAATTCTTTGATTTACTGGTACTTTAAAGTTATTACAATCTTGAAATTGCATAACTTTTTGATATCTTAATGTTTCCTGATCAATATCAATGCCTTCAACACTATCAAAATCAAATATTAACCCCAGATCAACTTCATTATCACTAAACTGATTAATTGCGTTTTGTTTTAATGAAGATCCGTTATTGTTTTGTGGATTTTGACACAATGAACAAATGCTATTAATGATTCTATTTAATTCATTAGTCTTAACATCCATACTGCTATTGGTACTATTAATACCGCCAACCGGTGCTATAGATGCTAAGCTGTTTTTTAATATATCTGATATCTTAGGGAATTCTATTGATTCGTAATATTTTTTAAGAAACCCATCAACTGTTAACGCATTAGCTTGTAATCCTGAAATTGTATAGTGTTGGTTTGCGCTATCCCAAGTCATTTGAAATAATGCGGTTTCATCATTTGCGTAAAAAGTATAAGGCGTTGAGGCATTAAATGTTGAATATAAATCTTTGTTTAACTTAACCTTACCACCATCTACTGAATTTTCATAAACAATTTTACCCAATCCTGTTTGTGGATCGGTTTGTAACATATCTAAAAAATCAAATTCTTTTGGTGATATAGTAAGCGAATCAACTTTCATTGGTGTGGAAGTTCCACAACCCATATCGCTGTCATTAGCAAAAAATAATTTTTGCACACTACCAAGCATTATTGGTTTAATAGAATCAACAGTTTCATTTACAGATTCTCTAGTATATCTTCTAAGTAAACTTTCTCCGTCTTTTTCTTTAACTGGTAAGATACCTTTTAAGTCTCTGGTAATTTTTTCAAAAATATTATCTACATTAGGGATCTTAGATTTAAGATTGTTTGCCTTGTCGCTAAAAGCATCTAAAGTAGTACCAATCTGTTTGTTCATATTGGCTAAGTCGTCATCATATTTATGCAATAAATCTTCTACGCCCTTCTTTACTTCGCTGGCTTTTCGTATTGCATTGAATTTCGACTTTACTTCATTCTTTTTATCCTTTAAATCTGCCATTATAAGCTATATTTTTCACCTTTGTTTTTGTCATCACCACCATCGACTAATTTTTCTAATAATTCTCTATCTTCTTCAGTTAGAGTCATTTTACCAGGGCTAAATTTACCGCCATCTGAAGATCCTTTTTGAATAAGGGTGTTTTGAATTTTTACTAATGAGATTTTCTTTTCAGTACACTCGTTTAGTATTTTTTGTTGTTCCTTGATAACTGGACCAATTACTGACATATCTTCAGATTCCTTCATGAATGAAAGCATCTTTTTCATGATTAAAGTCGCAGTATTTTTCTGTTCTACAATATCATTGTAGATTTCCTGCATTAATGCTAGTGCGGATTCCGTATCTAGGCTAATATTTTTTCTTGGAGTTCTCATACTAATAAATAGATTTAATCTAAAAAACCTCCCAAAATACCATCATATAACATTTTGTACTTTTTAAGGGCTATTCTTATTTCTTTAGTAGATAATGACGTCATCTCTCTCAAAGATAATAAAATCAAATTCTTGTTAAATTTGTTTCCATCACCAATTTGAAATATTTTATCAAAATTACTAAATATTTCAAGTAAAGCATATCCAAGTTTTGTTTCGTTATCTGTCAGGTTTTCAGTCTCTATAAACTCTTCTAATCTAGTAGATAGTGACGTAATCACGTCTCCATAGTCTACATGGTAATCGTCTATAACATAGGAAAGATCCGCTCTAGATTCAATATCTTCCGATATATCTTCGTAGGAAACACTTCTGTTGTTTTCTTTATTGTCCTTTTGGATTGCACCCATAAGGTAATTCTTACATATTGTTCCAAAGTAAGAATACGCTTTATAGTTTTTAGTGTGATCAAATTTATTGATCTTAGTAATAAGGAAAGACATTGTATCAGTGTGTAAATCCTGAAATTCAAAATCTTTTCTATATAGTTTATATCTTCGTATGATACTTTCAACCATTATAATTAATGGTTCTCGTAGAAACTCGTTGAATATTTTGTTTCTTTCTGTTTCGTCAACACTTTCTAGGTACTTGACTACCGCCTTTTCTTGATCCTCACCAAAGTAAACCTTTTGGGTTCTTTTTCTAGGCATTAATTTTCTATCTCATTTATTTCGCGTTTATTGGTGTAAAAAAATTCTTTCTTTGCTGTATCCAACCAAAATTTAACTTCTTTTTCTGTAAGTTTTTGACCTTCATCGTTTTTATATAACCAAAAAAGAGAATCATCTCTGAAGTTTACATGTTTATAACCAATTCTTGGTACACCCATAATAATAACACCATTATGGCTTAATCTTAATAAGAATTCATATCCAAATGTCAGTTTAATATTATCTTTTAACCCACCATTCTTTTTAACAACATCAGTTTTATATAAACCGCCAGTGATTTGATAGTTTTGATATTCTAATAAAACTTCATTGTCTAAATAACCTTGTCTATCTGTGAACCCATATGCCCAAATAGAATCATTTGTAAAACTAGTAAAATTACCTTCTTTATCAATATCTTTAACTATTGGTAAAAACACATCAGCATCTGGGTGTTGCTTCATATATTGTGTCATATGTTTTAACCATGTTTTTTGATATTCATCATCAATTTCTAAAATTGAAAACCAAGGTGTCTCTACTTTTTCTAAAGCCAAGTTTACTTGGTTACAAAAATTAGAGTCTGAATTATGGAACTCATAAACTATTTCTAATTTTTGACCTAAATCAACTTCTTCTAAATCTTTTTTTAGTTTTTTAGGTGCAACAATAAGTAAAACAACATCATTGTGGAATTCTTTAACGGATGATACCGCGTTTTCCAACATTAATTTATAATCGTCGTCTAATTTATGTACCGGTAAAACTATTGTTATATTTTTCATTTTTATTCTACTGTTTTAAATTTTTCAATTGCTGTTAATATTGAATCTCTTCTTTTAGAATTAAATGAAGAAAAAATATTAATAACATTATTTTTAGTGATATCTTTTTGATATGGTAAAATTGTGTTTTTCATCGTTTCCAATACCTCGGCATCGATCTCTGCACCTTCTAACCAAGCTAAACAAAAAGTCCCTAGTAATTCAACCACTTTATTTTCATCATATGTCCACATACCATTTTCTGCCAACCAATCTGGTTCTGTTGTTGGTATTTTACCAATAACCGGCACACCGCATTTCATTGATTCTAATGGGAAAGTACCAAAAGTACTATCGTCATCTAACCACACAGAAACAAAACATTCTTTTAATGATGTTGCAAATTCTGTGTGAGACATTTGAACCATGTCTCTAAATGTAATCCATCTCAATTGTGGATATTTTAAATAAAACTCTGAAATAATTTTTCTGTGTTTTACTCTATCTCTTGAACTAATAGCAATAATGGGCTTTTGAGCTAAATCTATTTTAGTAAAATAATCTTCAATAACCGGAGGGATAATGTATGATAATGCTTCTGGAAAATATTCGGAAATATATTTCTTAGCTTTTTCAGTGGTGGTGATACATTTGTCAAAACCATAATCACTCCATCTGCTACCAATTGATAATGTTTCAAACATATATTCTAATTGTTGAACTAACATAATTTTAACACATTTAACGTTAGCTAATTGTGGTAAAACATTAGAGTAGTTTTCTGGAACAACTAAAATATCATCTATTTTCATTTCGATCTTATCATCCTTAATAGAAACCACAGGAATCGTTTTGTACTTCTCATCAAGCCACGCATCAACACCACCATACTTGTTGTCTTCAACAAGAATTTTTGAATTCATTCCATTTTCTCTTAAAAAAAGAGCCATGTCATAAATGTGTTTAACCGCCGCCCTAGCATTGCCTTTTGTGTCATAGCACAAGAAATAGATTCCATTTTCATTTGAATCAATTCTTAATAAGGCTTGCTCTAATTTTTCAATGTTTGCTAAATTTTCGCTCATTTTATTCGTTTTCTTCTATTATTATATCGTTCTTTATTAGTGTATTAAATGCTAATCTAAATGATGGTGTACCAGCTTTATCTTTTCTGAATATGTCTAACTCTTCTTCTTCATAATCATCAATTTCATTTATCACCCTATCTATTAACATTTTTATCATTTCATATTTAAAAATATTAATTTCAATTATTTCTTGTCCGTCCTCATCTTTTGATGAACTATCTGTTTTACATTTTTCAACAATTGCGTCGATATCAATGTAGTATTCTCCATTTAATAAATTACTCATTAATTTGTATTTCGTTTAGCTTAGTTATTTTATTTTCAGATTCAATATAGGAATTATATGGTGTTTCAAATAAAACTATTCTTTTGCCTTCTGGTTTAGTATCTAAAATCTTTTGACTATCTGTGATCCACATATCTACATTTTCCCACTCTTTTTCTAATTCACTACTTAAAATAAATTTAACATTATTAACCATCATGCCATTTCTGGAAAGGAAGAAAAATGTGGCTGGTCTTGCCTTACCTAATTCGTCTAAACCAACTAATGTAATAGTATGTTCTTTGTTATCATAAACTAATTTATTTAGTTCATTATTTACTCCATTGTAACTTACTGGTGAATGACCATAAAGTTCCATCGGGTATTCAATATATTCGAAATACTCTTCCTGCTCTTTAGATTGAAAGATAAAATGATCAGACAATGTTTTATTAGTAATTGGTTCAATAACCTTATACTCAAAATTATCTTCAGTTTCTTCAACATCAATATAAGCTTGCTCATAGTGATAATGAAATCGATTTACGAAATTACGTAAAACCCCATCGATTGAAATATAGATATTCATATTTCAAAAGATAGGGCTTATTTAATATAAAGTAAAGGTAATTTACTCGTATCTACGCAATATTTGAGATATAATTGGGTTTCTAACAATGTCTTCCATACCAAATTCAAAAACACCAATACCTTTCAAGTCGCCAAGTCTTTGTTTTGCGTCATATAGACCTGATTTTGTCTTGTCTTTAAATTTATCTGATTGTTCTAAATCACCAGATAAAAAGAATTTAGAGTTGAAACCTATACGAGTTAATAATAATTTTATTTGTGCTGGGCTAGCATTTTGCGCTTCTTCAAAAACTAAGATAGTGTTATCTACGTTCCATCCTCTCATATATGCTAAGGCGGCCACTTCTATATAACCTAAGTCTTTTAAAGCTTCTCTAGATTCCTTACCAATTATCTTGTTTAAAAGATAATATGATGGATAAATGTATGGATCTAATTTTTCTTCTAAACCACCTGGTAAAGAACCAAGTTTTTCTTCGGCCTCTACCGCCGGTCTAACAATAATGATTTTCTCATATTTGTTATCCTCATCATAAAGCAAATCAATTGCTCTTTTCATAGCAATATAGGATTTACCTACACCCGCTGGGCCAAAGCAAAGGGTGATTTGGTTGTCACCCAACATATTCCAATATTTTTCTTGATTTTCTGTTAAGAATTTTTCTTTTGGTCTTTTGATTATTTGTCTAATCTTTTCCTTATGTGATGTCTTTTTCTCCTCTATTGCTACTATTGGGTAGTTTCTACCGATCTTAGGTTTTAATGCCAAAATGTGTCGTTTTAATTAATCTATTTATTGTTTATAAATATCACTGAATCCCACTTGAGCCAAACCCATCACTACCTCTTGAGGTCTCATTTAGTGTATCTGTATTAATAAGATTTACCTTATTTTCCCCGAATACAGGCATAACTACACCTTGAGCTATTCTATCTCCGTGGTTGATTGTGAATGGGTCTTTGCTTAGATTAATTAATATAATCTTAACCTCTCCTCTATAATGACTATCCACCGTTCCTGGTGTATTAACAACACTTATACCGTTTTTAGCCGCTAACCCACTTCTTGGTCTAACTTGCAATTCGGTACCCTTTTGTAGTTCAAAAAATAAACCAGTTGGTACTATTGTTCTCTCTAACATGCCAATTGTAATTGGTTCATCTATGTTAGCTCTTAAATCAAAACCACTATCTCCCTCATTTGCGTATGTTGGGTCGGGGTTATTTGACTTATTAATAAATTTAACTTTGATTTTTGAAAACTCTAATTTTTGTGCGTTTAGAATTTCATCATTAAGGTGATCTAATGTGCTGTTAATTTGTGATGCAAAATCTTCGTTTATTTCATCACTTTCGTCTTCATTAAGTAACTTCTCGTATTCCTTTAATTTACTTAAAATATCTTCTAAATTATTCAGGTTCTCCATTTTTTTGTGTTTGTTTTTCTGATAACCACTTATCTAGATTTTTTATTCTTTCTTTTAAATCTTTGTCTTGTGGTCTTATACAACATTCAACAAATATATCTGTCATTCGTTGTAATTCTTCTACTGTTAATTTAACACCAACTGAATTAGTGTATTCTAATACCATTTTACTTTGGGACTGTCTAACAATCTGTATGTCTCTACCGTAAAATTCCATTCAGTTGGTGTCTATTAAACTACTTTGACTTATAATACTCTGGAGTATTTTTAGAGTCAATTATGCATTCAATCGCCATTTTTGCGACTGAAATACTTTCACTAGAACGGACGTCTCCCGCTCTATACTTAGATGCAACTAATGTAGCTTCCTCAACTGATTCGGCTTCAATAACGTACTTAAATTTTTTAACGCGAGGATTTCCTTCTCTGTCCATTTGTTCGGTTTCATAACCGATCGTAACTAAATAATGCATAGTTGTTTTTTTTTTAATTGTTTATAATTGATTTTAAAAATTGTACTCTATCTCTACATACATTTTTTAATGAATATGTAACTTTAACTGTTTCATATAAACGATTACCCAAATCTTCAATCATGTTAGGATTTTCAATTAAACGTTTCATATGTTTTGCCCAGTCTTTGTGGTTTTTTTGCGTAGAAACTAATAACGCATTTCCTTTGTCATTAAATGCCCCATTATCTACTGCAGATATCAAATCTAATGTATAAGGATTTACGTTACTAGCAATAATTGCTTTTTTATGGAATCCAGCTTCAATGACTTTTAATTGTGATTTATAACCATTGAACATTGATTCCACTAACGGAGCCAAAGATACATCAAAATAATTATAATTGTTAGCATATTTGTTGATTTCTTGCGTCCATCTTCTTACATAAGGTAGTTCAAGATCACCTGGGTATGGTACCTGTGAAAATGTTAACAAATGCTTTTTATATTCCGGATCAACAGATTTGTAGTTATCAGTAAAGATTGCTTCATATTTACTCCAAACAGTTTCATGTGGCAAAATATCTCGTTTTCTAACTTCACCATTTTCTTTATTAAGTTCAGTAACTGTGCCTCTTAAATCAAAGCCACATAAAACAAATTGAGTTTTATCATTATATGAGTTCTGTATATTTCCAATACCCGATCTTAATAGGTCAATATCATGGAAGTGAGATGAGCCACCTAACCAACCAAATCTAATTCTATCTGATTTTAATGGCGCGACATTGAATTGTTGTTCAGTTTCATCTACCGCGTTAGGGAAAACGTGGACGCTTTTATTTTTAATTCTTTCCTTTATTATATTCGCAAATATTGGTGTGGTGCAATGAATATGATCTACTTCTTTAAGTAATTCGACCTTTTTTTCTCCAATTTTAAGATTTTTAATTTGCTCATACATAGGATGCCTTTGATCAACCATCCAAAAGTCATCAATATCCATAATAACCTTAATGCCTTGATTCTTAAGCCATTTGATTCTTTTTAAATTATCTTCATGACTTGTTTTGTGAATAAAACTGTGGAATATAACTACATCATAATTTTTAAAAAAATCATCGTTATCTTCAACATCAAAAAGGATGTCAGTATGAATTTCATCAGAATAATTATTTCCAATGAATTTATAGGGATCAATCACCCTGAATTTACCTACGCCGTGATTATCGGACGGAATTGCTAATACTCTTATTTTAGACATTATAATTTGTTATAAATCTAATATAAGAAAAAAAAACTAAAAAGGGAACCTATTTTGATTTGTTTACACCTGTAATTTTACCTCTAAAGATAGAATCACCAACCTTTAAAACAAGGTTTTCATTGATTGTAGATGTTGTTTGCGCTGTTAATATTTGATTAAGTTTTTCGTCCATAACTTTACGAACGGTATTTTCAATAAGAACAGCAATTGCGTTCATATCAATATTTGATGATTGACTATAGCTTTGTTGTGATTGTTGTTTTTTCTGTGGTTGTTGTTTACCAACACCCTCTTGCTCCATTAACCTTTTTGCGCCTTTTACAAAATCCATATCAATTGTTTCACTAAGAGATATTTGTGGTATTGGTGTTTCTCTCATTGCTTTTTTAATGTTATCAGGTAATTTTGATTGGTTTATGCGATCTGTTGTGGGCACACCTTTTGGCATTACCTTAGCAGCATCAAACGGAGTTTCTTCATATTCGTTTATTTGAGGATACTCTTCTTCGTCATTACCACGCATAAGCGCCGCTTCATCGATATTACCTCTTTCGTAATTTCCGCTGTCAACCTTATTCATTACTTTTTTTGCATTAACTAATTTTTGCATTAAGTCGTTTGATGTAATTGCTCCGTTTCCCATAATAATATAAATATATTTTAATTAATTGATAAAATAAAGCTATAGATACTCCATTTTATTAATTAATTTCTTAATTCTGTTTATTACCGATTCATTTACAAACATTTCTTCATCTTCTTCGCCCGGATTTTCTGATGGTGTTTGTTTTTTTGGTATCTCTTTTAATCCAGCATTTGGTTTAGCTGAATTAGCGCTTTGAAATTTTTGAACGTCTACGTTCTTTTGGTTAACAGCTGCTTGAGCTAATTGATCTACAAGCCCATCAACTTTTTTTGTTAAATCAGTTTTCTGTGTTGTTAATTCTCTAGCAATATCAACATACTTTTGATAATCAGGAGTTCCTTTGGCTTTTAACAAATTTTCTTTATTACTATCTATTTGTTTTTGAACATCACTAAGATCATTTTGTGCTGTACTAATTTCCTGGTCAAATGCTCTAGTTTTACTGGTTATTTTTTGTGTTGCCGCTTTATTAAGATCAACAGTCTTAGCTGGTTTAGCTTTTACTGTTGGTGCTGCTGCTGTTGGCGCTGCTGCTGTTGGTTCCGTACTAACTTCTGGCTCTTGCGGTTCAGGTGTTGGCTTGGCTTGTGGTTTTGGTATTGGTGTTGTTTCTGGCTTTGGTGATTCTGGTTTAGTAATTTCTGGTTCCTCTGGACCTATGTTTGTTTTTATTTTAACATAGGTTCTCGTCATCGATTTATCTGTTTTTTCATTACTGAATTTAGCTCTAACAGTCGGATCAAATGGCTCATTTTTTAATAATGTTACTGCCGACATTCTGCTTACACGAAATGTTCTCCAACCATAATTTGATTTTTTTAACCCAACATCAGAAGGCGTTCCTCTTTTAGATTGTGATGGACTATCAATATATGCTCGTACAATCAAATAACCGTTTTTATTTAAACCAATAGCAACTGGTTCAGCTTTAATTCTATAACCAGGTTTAACACTTTTATTTTTTGGTCTTTTGGGCCCAGTATAATAAAATGTTATTCTATTTTTCTTTCTAATCGCATCAACAATTGGCGCGGCTTGTGTTGTTCTTAGCGCGGGTATGTTTGCTTCTTCAATTACCTCATTAAATAAATTATCTAAATTCATATTAAAAATCTGGGTAACCTTTGGAACTATTATACTTATTTGATGCCACAACAGCAGTCCTTGTGTTAATATCAGTTAATGAACCAATCTGTCCATTATTTTCTCCTTTACCGAATTCATCACCATCAGATAACGCGTCTTTGTTTGTTGAAGAATAACCATTAGTGTTACCATAACGATTTCTAGAAATACTATCTGTTCTAACATTAATATCAGTCAATGAACCAATTTTACCATTATTCTCGCCTTTACCAAATTCATCACCATCAGATAAAGCATCTTTGTTTGTTGAAGAATATTTGTTATTATCTGTGTATCTATTTCTAGACATTGTTTCAGTGCGGATTTTTATGTCAGTCGATGATCCAACATTACCATTGTTATCACCCTTACCTTTTTCATCTCCGTCAGATATTGCATTTTTATTTGTTATACCATATCCATTTTGATCGTTATATTCGTTTCTTCCTAAATTAGCAATTCTATTTTGTATATCAATAGAAGAGCCGATACTACCCGCTAATTCACCTTTACCTTTTTCGTCTCCGTCAGATAATGCGTTTCTATTTGTTGAATCATATCCGTTGTTTGTTGCATATGAATTTCTAGCCAAGGCTTCTTGTCTTTGTTTATCAGCAATAATTTCTAATTGTGTTGCCATATTAATAATTTATAATTTGTTTCATTCTTTTAATTTCTTCAGATAAACTTACTGGAGAAATTCCAGAAACTGAAGTTCTTTCTGAGTTATGTTTCATTAAATTTGTTGGTGTTCTGTTAGTTTCTTTTTTACTATGTGTTTTTTTAAACGCATTATTTCTAACACCACTTAAGCCAGTATTATTATTAATGTTCATGCTAGCTTCTTTTTTACTTTTAACTTGTGACCTTTCACTATTTAAAAAAGTATTTGCCCATTTTTCCATCAAATGTCCGCCATACAAATTATAGGTAACTTTATCTGTGACTTTATCCATTGTTTTTAAATCATGAATAATTCTTTTTAATTGACCGTATGTTACTTTTTTTTGATTAATTAATGTTTGTGCTCTTTTAACTCCATGAGTATTCTTATCCTGTAAACCAGAAATAGTGTGATTAATTAAATTAATCACATCTTGTGGAACATCATATACTCTATCTTTTAATTCTTGGTTCACTTTTTAAGTTTATTTATCACTTTAGCCAACGGTATGTTATTTTTTTCTATTGTCTTTAATAATGAATCAATTTGTTTTTGAACTATTGGATTAAGTGGTTCCTCGTCAGTATTGTCAATAAGATCTGAATCATATGTTTTTTTACTCAAAACAGTTTCAATATAGTCTTCCATATATTTCTTTGGGTTCTCTACCAATCTAACTAATTCATTTTGTCCTGGGATATATCCCATATCTTCTAGTCTTTTAACCGCCTCTTCGTGTGATAGACCTAAAGTCTTTGTGAAGTGATGTAATGCTTGCTTATAAGATTCGTCGTCACCTAGTGTGTCATCATAACCTAGCGCTTTACTCATATCTGATTCACCCCAATATCTCAAGTTTGTCCTAGCGGTACCAAATAACCCATTTCTACCTTGTGCACCATATGATGTTTGAACCACTTGATCCGTTGTACTTTTAGATGTTTCAAATTCTTTATTAACATCTAGAGGTATATTACTTCTTTGTATGTTACCATGATCATCAACGATCTCCTCCATATCTTGCACATCTTTATCAACTGCATCAGGTAATTTCTTAAAATTAGTTTTATCTGAAAACTCTCCAGCCATCTTACTCCACTTCTCACGTTCTTTTTTACTTAAAGTCTTGTCATTAGCTTTCGCGTAAAAGTATCTTTGTTGCTTTTTAGACGCGAATTTCTCCTCAATGACCTGTTTTAAAAAATCGTTCATTATATTTTCTTTTATTATAAATATCAAACCCTATGAAAGATATTTATGTAAATATGAATAATCAGAACATTTTAAAGTATTACGGAACCAAGTTGGATCTAAAATTGGACAGTTCCGAGTATTATGACCATGAAATCGTTAAAAATGCTGGCGACTACAATGAAGATGTCCTAGATTTAACCAAAGAAATATCCTATACCGGCTTAACTATCAATACAAGTTTAAATAGTTTTATCTGTATTAAGACCACAGTTAAACTTATTGAGATCGATAATACCGCTAATGATCCAGATTACATCTACTCTGGATTAACGTTTACATTAAACTATTCTAATTTTGTAGCTAATTTTGATACTACTGGTGTGACATATAATAATATTATATTAAACAATCATATATACACATATACAGGAATTACTGACGAAGTGCATTATTTTAAAAAATTAACTTACAATTTATCACCTTCAATTGATAATAGAATAACTGGAAAAACAGAAACGGATATTATTGGTGAGTTCTCAAAAGTCATAATAGATTGTGTTGATAAGCTGGAAGATTCCGAATTATGTTGCCCGAAACAAGTTAAATTGGGTGCAAAACCTTGGGCATATGATTTTAATACAGGATCTGGACTAGACAATTGTGACGCACAAATTAAAAGAAGAACAAGCGCGGGGTGGACATTGGATTTTGTTTTAAATAGACAAGATCTTGATTGGGTTGATGGCGGGATATTTTATTATATTGGTGTTAGAGGCGATAACGATATAAAAAATTATGCGGATAATAATCTTTCTTTTGGTTTTACTCCTGATGGTAGGGTTAAATGGACGGCGATACATTATTCTGGAGTCTGCCAATCTGGGTATACTGAAACATATTATACTGCCAGTGGTGAAACGCCTACGATTTGTATGGATGATCCAACAAAAGATTTTAATTTAACAATAGTTTTTGAAAGAAACAACTACTATGATGGTTGTGATATTGAAAATAGTGGTGGATGGAATGATTTAATAAGAGGTCCGCACGCTGTTGATGGGGAGCCGAATTTTGTGTCAAGTGTTACAGGGAGCTCGGTTGCTGATCAAGTAACCGTAGGTTATACCGTAACAAATGGAATGAAGGTGGTATTATCTGGTGAGACACCCACATATGAATACATTGAAGAATTAAATAAAAACTGGGCAGATGAGAGAAATAGAAGATTAGGCACATTAAAAATATACTTGAATGGTAGACCTATATATAAGTTAAAGAATTGGGAAGAGGTTATTCCATCTACTAGAGGTGTTCAACCATTTATTCAATCTTGGGGCGGTGGAACTGGGTTAATGGGTAATGTACATAATGGTGTTTGTTGTTTTAATGTTAAAAAAATTCAATATTATGAAGAACCATTGGATTTTGTGCATGTAAGACATCACTACTTAACATCAATAAAACCAAATTTTAATATTAAAGAGTGTGGTGTTTTATGTGATAACGTTCCAAGTGGATTTGTTAAACCAACACCAACACCTACAAATACACCGATTACAACAGCGACTGCTGTGCCAACTCCTACACCAACCAATACCGTAACACCTACACCAACTCAAACTGAGACACCAACACCTACAAATACACCGATTACAACAGCGACTGCTGTGCCAACTCCTACACCAACCAATACCGTAACACCTACACCAACTCAAACTGAGACACCAACACCCACATCCACAGTAACCTATTACTATTATTATTTAAGGGATTGTAACCATACACATAATAAAATAGGCAGAAGTTTAACAAGTGGATTAGGTGGAATAACTTATAGTGTTGGTAATGGTGTATGTTATGAAATTGTGGGTATTGATCCAGGTCCAACATTTGATTATGATTTAGATACAATAACAATAGTTTCTGATTGTAATAATGCTGTGTGTTTAACCCCAACACCGACACCAACTAGTACTCCTATTGCTACGAGCACACCAACACCTACACCAACTATTACTTTATCACCATACAATTATACTATCCAATGTAGGTCGATAGATGGTTCCAATAATAAATATGGTTGGTCAATTCAACAAGATGCGTGTCAAGGAAGTGAAAATAATATTATAGTTTATTCTAATTCATCAACATTTGTTGATGGTATGAATTTTTATTCAGACACCAACGGAGGTAATATTAATAATATTGTTGCTTGGACTGAATACTATTATTATTATCCTTTAGAAAATAAATCATTTAGATGGTTAGATGGTGGTACTATTGGTGAAATATTAATTTGTGTGTCTCCTACGGAAACACCGACACCAACTCCTACATCAACGGAGACAAGTACTCCATTATCAACTGAAACACCTACCCCGACACCAACTCCATTTATACCAGATAATGACTTTACATACGTAATCATACCAGGTAATGACTTGGTTTATATGATTATTCCTAATAATGATTTTACATATAGATTAATACCAAGTAATGATTTAAATGGCACAATAATACCTAGCAGTGATTTAGAGTATTTGGTTCTACCGTTAAACGATGTTAATTACACATTAATACCAAATACTGATTTAACATACACATTAATACCAAATAATGATTTAAATTATTCATTATTACAACCAACACCTAACCCTACTTCAACACCATCACCTACATCAACAGAAACTCCTACACCCACACCTACATCAGATTTCGGTAGTTCAGGATTTCAATGGATGACTATTAACTCAGTTACCGATACAACTGCATCGGGTATAGGCCAAAACAACATTACTCTTTCAGTTACGCAAAGTGGAGGTGGTATGGCAATAACTCAAGGAGTTTTCAACCCAACTGCATTCCCTGAACAGTACGGTGTACCATTTACAGGTAATCAAATTGCAAATTATAATAGTGGTACATTTACTGCAATATTTAGTCAACCGGTTACCGATGCGTTAGTTGCATTTGCAAGTATTGGACATGGAGGTTTATATGTACCAATTGAAGTGTCTGCACCGTTTACACCAATTTTTGGGGCCTCTGTATCTTATCAAAATCCGGTAAATGGTACTCAATATATGCAACTTACGGGAAATGAAGGATATTCAATTATTCGTATAGATGGTACAGTAACTGGTGTAACTTTTAACTATACCGTACCTGAGGGTTACTGCAATGTTTGTTTTGGATTTGTAGATCAAAACAATCTAACAACCCCAACTCCCACACCAACGGCAACAAGTACACAAACACCGACTCCAACTCCTACACCAACTGAAACACCAACCCCAACACCTACGGAGACACCTCAATTATACTTAAATTGTTATACAATAAGACAATATTTGTCTGGTTATGATGGTGGTGGAAATACCGGTTTATATGTTTTGGAATCAGACTATCCTAATGTGAGCACAATTCCTAGTGGTGCAATTGCCACAATTAACGGCACACCCGTTAGTGTGGTATATGTTTTCCAACAAAATTCCGCATATTTCCAAGGAGGTATTGGTTATATGATTGATTTCGGACATAATGTGGGAATAATAAACGCAGGTACTTATATTGAGTTTTGTTGGTATAGTAATATTTCACCAACTCCTACGGTTACACCAACACCAAGTCCAACGCCGGATGCGTTTGGAATAATAACAGAAGATGGTATTTATATAATATCAGATGAAAATGGAAATACACTAATACCTGAATAAAAAAATTATAAAAAAAAGAAGTTAAAATGGCACTAATAAAAGTTTCAGAATTAAGTAGTACGGGTTCCGTAAAAATTGATGATATATTAATGATATCCTCAACCAGTGGTAGTGGGTACACATCAAATCGCATATCAATTGAAGATTTGGTATCAAGTCAACCATTTCTTGATTTAGGTTCTTCAGGAACTGCCGGTTCATCGGGAACATCGGGGTCTAATGGTTCTTCGGGTTCGTCAGGTTCAAGTGGATCTAATGGTTCTTCGGGTTCGTCAGGTAGTAATGGATTAAGTGGAACATCAGGTTCTAGTGGTACATCAGGAAGTTCAGGAACAAGCCCTACAAATGTCACATTAAAAACAACGGGGTCTTGGACAGTACCGGCAGGTGCATCAACACAAAGTTTTACAGTTGAGTCCAGTGCTTCATATACAATGTGGGTAAATGGTAATATTCCAAATGGTATTTTAACTTGGAACGCAACTGTAACAACATCAAATACAAATGTTCCGGCAGTTGGTTCTCAATATGGTTGGTATTACACACCGGGTAATGCATTAGTTTTAACTGCAATGCCTGACCAAATTATAGGAACAAATGGTAGTATTGCAAATACACCAACATCATACGCACCAAATACTTCAAATGTATTTTCGTTTGGTATAACAAATAATAGTGGGGCTTCACAAACAATTAATTACGGTTATATAAAATTATCATAATAATAAAACAAAATAGACAGAAAATAAAGTATTTATAATAGACAAAAATTAACAAACCATGGCAGTAGGAGCAAGAATAACAAGTAACAATCTAAGTGGTAAAACGGCAACAGTAACGTTTACCCCATATACAGGACTAACATCTGGAACCACGGAAAACCTTGGAACCAAAACAATCCCTTTCAATAACATCAACACACACCCGTATGGTGACTATAACATTTACTTTGCTGAGTATGATTACACATACACATTAAATGTACCTGAACCAGATGACTCTGTTCAATCGTTTGTTTATCAAAATAGAATAATTAATTCTGACAACTATGGTGCTGCGTTTTTGAATTTTAACGACTTTACCGCAGAAATTATTGACTTAGGTGTTGATACTAATGTATGGAATAATAGAGATATATACGTATTAAATAATTCAGGTTATATGCACTATTTCACAGGTGTTGACGATAGTGATGATAGATTAGTAATATTCACAGACGCACAGCACGAAGAAATAGGAAGATATAGTGGTACAACTGGTAGTGCAAGTAGAGACGATTTAGACGGTAAATGGCTTACATTTGATGATGAAGATAATGGTGTGTTTACTTACTCAAATGGTGTGGAAGTATTCACATACACTTGGGACCCAGCGTTATATTATGTTGATATTGAGTGGGATTATGATGCAACCACGGCTGATGGTACAATGATTCTTGAAAAATGGGAAATAGGTGATTGGACATACAATGGACCGGGTACATCACATCTAGTTAACCCAACTGACGGTACAACAACTTTATTTAAAACTTGGACAGATGGAACATACGTTAGACATAAAATGACACCTTCATCTGATTTTATTGTTGTTTTAACTGAAGCTCAAGGTGTCTCAAACGCATACTCAAATTTTGAAATATATGACACAAGTGGAACCATTTTAGAGACAGTTTCATTAACTGGTACCACATATAGTGATTATAGTGACCGATTTCACGGAACAAACAAATATACCATATTACTATGGGATGATGATAATGTAGATACCCCATATAAAATAATAAGTTATAATGGTAACACATCAAACTTAATTGAAACATCACACGCTAGAGGTACTGGATATACAGAAAACAATATAGATGGAGATTCTGGTTTATGGCCGGATAGTGAGGGAAATGATGGTGGTGTTGTAATAACTTTATATGATTCGTATAATTGGAATAATTTTGGTAATGAGGTTACATACTGTGACATTATCTATATGTTCAATAATCAAACATCTTTTAGTACATATACATTTGCAAATAACGAACCAAAAACAATTAATACCTATGGTCAATTAAGTGACATTTACAGAACACCGTGTGTAAATGGTGATAATATTGTATCTATGTTAACCATTATGTCGGGTAGTACTCGTATAGAAAGTATGAATGTTAGTGTATCTGGTGTTACTAATTTGAACTGGCATTCATTGGGTAATAGAACGGCTGTACAGATTTTTACAAATAGTAATAACAATGTAACTTACAAATTAATTAACGAATTAGGTGTTGTAATTGATTCATTAGATAACTATGAATTAATCTCAGCTTATAGTACAAGTATGTATTCTTTTGGTGAAACCGCCTATCTTACAATTATTGGGGTTTCTGCGGGCATTCTTGGTTATTATGTATATAGTGGTAGTACTGGATTTACTCAAACAGATTATTATAATAACTCATCTGATACAGGCTTTTATTCGTCACCTACGAGTAACTATGATGGTGCAATCGTTTTATATAATAATGATGAATTAGGTTTTAGAATATTAACACCAACCGGTATAACTAATGAATTTAATTTCCCTGAGTATAATCAATTTGACATTCGAGTTGGTGAGAGCAAATTTATGTTTGTTTACAATGAAACTTCAGGTGGTGTAACTAAAATAAGATTGTATGATTTTTCTGGAACATTGTTAAATAATGAAACAACAAGTTGGACTAATGGTTGGAGTGATACGTATGGTGTTAAAGACAGATTTGTTGTAATTAACTATAATGGGGATGATACGGTTGAAGTTTATTTAGTTAGTGAAAACACTATAACATCAGTAACAACTCAAGATTATAGTAGTGAAGAATCCACGAACGATTGGTTTTATGAAAATGACTAAAAATTAAAAAAAAATAGATTATGAAAATATTAGATATTGATGTTAAAATCATCAAAAACAAACAAAAAATTAAAAGTTTTCAAAAAACTTTTAACACTAATGAACCATTAACGGTTGAACACATTAAAGGTGTTATTAAAAATGAAATGGGATTTCCATTTGAAATAGTAAAAGAAGAATTTTACTGTAAGTCAAATGAATTAAAAAATGAAGATAACGCACCATTTAAATCAGGTAACGAATTTATTTTAACAATTAAGTAATGGAATTTTTTATAAGACAAGGCGCATCTGACCCAATATTAAAGATGAGATTAGTGGACGACGGCAAAAATGATAAGTCGTCGTTCAATGATTTATTGGAAAATGCCAACATAATATTCGAAATGTTTGAAATAAAAACCGGAGATCCTATTATTTTAAACGCGCAATGTAATATAACCACTAGAAATAAGAGATATAATCAAACTACAGATGAATATTATATAACTTACAGATTTACAGAGGATAAAACCGCTATTCCCGGAAAATACGAAGGTATCATCACGGTACATTTTTTAGACACCAATCTATTACCAACAACAAAGTTAATATTACCTATTAGAGAAAAACTATATATTAACATTATTTAAGATTTTTTCTTTTTTTAGAATTTTTTATGTATTTTTACAAAGTTAAGGCAAATTACGATTTTCGTAAGCTAATGTGTCACTTTTAAAATACATAAAATGAAAGAGGTTATCTCTCAGGAAGTTATTGAAAACTTTCTAAATGGCTCTGATCCAGAAGAGTTCATAGTTGGCATTGAGTATGATTACAGATCCAACAAAATTTACAAAATTATTCAAGACCCAGTTAAAGGTAAGTATATTGTTGAAGATACCTTTGTTCCGTTTTTATGGGTTGGCGATTTAAGTGAGTTCAATTTTTACGGCGGGAGCAAGGCAACCCAAAAGAAAAAAATGGGCGAATTCGGTATTTTAAGTACCAAATTAGAAACACATGGTAATGAGCGACTAGAAGGTGGCTTAAGTTATTTAGTTAAAAGCATAAAGGGTTATCATGAATTAATTAATTTTTTCAAAATGGGTGGTGTTAATCCATGGGATGAAAAATTTAAATCACAATTTCAAATATTAACACCTGTTGAACAATATCTTATACAAAAGAAAAAAAGATTATTTAAAGGTATTGAAGAATATTCAGAAGTTCATCGTTTTGTATTTGACATTGAGACCACGGGGCTTACTCCAGAAGATTGTAATATAATCTTGATTGGAATTAAGGACAATCGTGGTTTAAATAAAACAATTAGTGCATTTGGTGAAGATGGTGAAAAAAAATGTATTGAGGCATTTTTTGCGGCTATAAAAGAATTAAAACCAACAATCATAAGTGGGTATAACTCAGCAGCGTTTGACTTACCATTTATTATGCGTAGAGCTGAGATACTAGGTATTAATATTAAAGAAATGACTCAAATATTCACTAACGATGGTATTAGAACAAAAGAGGGTTCGCTTAAATTAGCTAGTGAGGTTGAACCATATACACAATATGTTTTATGGGGTTTTAGTATTATAGACATTGCACATGCAGTTAGAAGAGCACAAGCAATTAATTCCGAAATTAAAAGTTGGGGTTTGAAATACATAACAACATATTTGGAGAAAGAAAAAACAAATCGTGTTTACGTTGATGGTGCATTTATTTCAAAAATATATTTAGAAAATGAAAGTTATTATGTTAACCCTAAGACTGGTAAGTATAAAAAAATTGGTGAGCCTGGGACAGAGGGTTTAACTGAAAAATATCCGGGGAAATTTGAAATATGGCCGGGTAGAAAAATTGTTGAGCAATATCTTGATGATGACTTGTACGAAACTATGGTTGTTGATGATAGTTTTAGCCAATCTACTTTTTTACTTTCAAAAGTAATTCCAACAACATACGAAAGAGTGGCAACCATGGGCACAGCAACATTATGGAAAATTATAATGTTAGCGTGGTCTTATGAAAATAATTTAGCAATACCGGCAAAAGATGAAAAGAGAGCGATTACTGGAGGGTTATCTCGTTTATTGAATGTTGGGTATTCAAAGAACATTGTTAAGTTTGACTATTCGTCGCTTTATCCATCAATTCAATTGGTGTACGATGTATTCCCTGAATGTGATGTTATGGGTGTACAAAAATCTATGTTAAAATATTTCCGTAACATTCGTATTAAGTATAAACATCTTGCTGGTGAATTAAAAGATAAAGACCCAGTAATGGCCGAGATGTATGATCGTAAACAATTACCAATTAAGATTTTTATCAATGCTTATTTTGGTTCATTATCTGCACCACAAGTATTTCCGTGGGGTGATATGAATATGGGTGAAACTATTACATGTGTTGGACGTCAATGTTTACGTATGATGATTATGTTCTTTCAAAACAAAAATTATAAACCGCTCGTAATGGATACGGATGGTGTGAACTTTGAGACTCCTGAAAATATTAACGACACTGTTTATATTGGTAAAGGATTAAATGAATTAGTGATTGAAGGTAAAGAGTATCGTGGTATTGAAGCTGATACTGCGGAATTTAATGATATTTTTATGAGAGGTGAAATGGGATTAGATATTGATTATATTGCACCTGCGTGTATTAATGTTTCTCGTAAAAATTATATAATTAAATTAATTAAGAAAGGTAAAGAAAAAATTAAACTTACAGGTAACACCATCAAATCTAAAAAATTACAACAATATGTTGTTGATTTCTTAGATGAGGGCCTTAAACTTTTATTAAATGGTGATGGGCATGATTTTTTAAATCTTTATTATGATACTGTTGAAAAAATATACAATAAAGAAATACCATTAGCAAAAATAGCAAACAAAGCGCGTGTTAAACAAAGTGTTTCTGATTATAAAAAATACATTTTAAGAACTACTAAAGCAGGCGCATTAATGTCAAGACAAGCGCATATGGAACTTGTTGTTCAAAATGATTATCACGCTAGTTTAGGTGAAACAATTTATTACATTAACAACGGTACTAAAAAAGGTGATGGGGATGTTACTAAAATAACCAAACCAACTAAAAAGTTTCAGGAAGAATTTATTGCTAAACACGGTTACCCTATACCTAATGATTACGTACAAATAAATTGTTACATGATTGATGAGAAAGAATTAAATAATAATCCAAATATGGTTGGGGATTATAATGTGGCTCGTTATTTAACAAATTTTAATAAAAGGTTAGAACCATTACTTGTTGTTTTTAATCCAGAAATTAGAGAAGACATTTTAATTGAAGATCCGGCAGATAGAGTTTATTTTACAAAGAAACAATGTGAACTAACATCTGGATACCCATTAAAAGACGGCGGTCAAGATAAAATTGAAGAGGTTATGACGCTTGCGGATAGTGAGGTATTGTTTTGGAATCGTGTACAAAGAGATCCTTTCTTCATGTATGTTGAAGATAGTTTAAATAAAGTAGATCAATTTTGGATTGAGCATAATAGAAAAGTTGTGTCTATGCAAATTAATGGCACGGTTAGCAACGAAGATGAAATAATTGAGACTAATGGTAATGACTATGCGATGCACGCTGTAGAGAGTTAATATACAATTGGGAAAAGAATGGAACTCATAAATTCTTTAGCTCTCTCTTCACCGAGTTTGGCTTTTAAGACATTATATGTTCTTTCATTCTTTTGCTGTTGTAAACAATATCTATTTTGCCCTTCAGCTATTTCATTTACTCTTTGTGGAATTGATTCGCATTGACCTAACATTTCAATATAGTCTTCAAAACTTCTTATTGCAATATTTGCAATAATTTCAAATTCTTCATCACTAGGTACAATTGCAATTGCATCTTTTGAAAAAATCACCTTAGCCCAATCTGGTAAATTATACGGTGTCTTAAATTCGTAAGGCGAAACATATGTCTCCTCGTTAGCCACTGGGCTCCAATCCATAAACGCCGCCAAACATTTCTTGCTAGTAGTGATAATGTCAAAACCAAATATTGGGTCTGGACATGTAGCATTTGGGAAACACGTAAAATGAAGTACTTCCAAGTTAGCATCGCTGTATCTCTCGATATGGGCAATTCTAAAATGTTCAGCGATAAATCTACGATTATCCCAACCAAAATCTTCAGTTGGTATTTTAACTCCTTCACACTCTTTGTATATTATTTGTTCTAATTTATTAGCGACTAAATTCAGCGTTTCCTTGTAATTCATCTAATATATTGATTATAAATTGAAACCCTTTATTTACTTCATCTGACCATTCGTCTTTTTGTACTGCACGAATAGACCCAACACATTCCATCATATTTTCAAAATCATACATTTTACCAGATCCTGGTACTTTTGTCTTCATCATTTGACCACCATATGCTAGTGCTAAATAATTTAAATAAATGTGTGGTAAAATATCTTCATTACTTAATGATTGAAGATAGACACCATATTCTTTAGTAGATTCTAAACTTACTGTCTTAGTAATAAGTCCGGTTTCTAGTTCTCTAATATCTTCAAAAATTAATTTTTCCCTAGGTAAGTTTGGGTGAGGTAATTTATGCTGCTCAATGATAGTAAAAATAACAGATTGTTGTCTAAGGTAATTTAAGTATTCTTCATTACTTAATAATCCTCTAAACATTTTTTGATTGAACTCCATCTTCTCAGCTTTGCTGTGAAGTTCTGATGTTGATTCTTTTAAATTCATAAAACAAATATACTTAAATTACTGTAATAGGTGAAGGCATTGCCCTAAATTTAAGCGCTTTGTTCAAGTTTTCCGCTTCTCCACCTTTTCTCTCTAACATCTTATCAGGGCGTAAACGTTCCAATCTTGCCATTAATTCTTCAACTAATTTAATTCTTTCGTCTTTTGCTTCTGTTAATAATGTGACGTAATCTAACTTAATATCACTATCCGGTACTTTAAGATCACCAGAGAATTTACCATATATTCTACCTAACGCTTCTTTACAATAGGTCATTAAGAACTTTCTAACCCAGTTTTGTGCAGGTCTATTTAATTCGTCCCAAACCATTCCTTGTGTCATTACGTCTGAAGGTAATTTGATAACGTCTTTGTTTTCTTTTAAACAAGTGTCTCTATCGAATGTATCATAATACCAATACCAAACTCTATTGTTGCTTTTCACAACTTGACCAAAATCAAACTTACCTCCCGGTACATTATATAAATGAACGTATTTTTTGCCTTCTGGGCCGGCAGTTATTCTATAAGTTAAATCACCACCAATAAGGCGGTTCTTCATGCTTCTATCTTGCATTCTCATTAAAAGGTCAAAAGCTGGCATCATAAAATATGAACCGGCGTTACCCATTTGAGCCATACCACCTAAAGCACCAAATCCCATACCACCAAGACCACCAAAACCACCAATGAATGGGTCCATAATTGAATCGCTAAGTTCAGCGCGGCTAAACCATAATAATTCATTTATTTCACGACCAGCGGGAATTTCGTAAACTTGTTGATTAGGTACAATTTCAATTGAATCCTTTTTTAGTATCCAAGGGCCATTAGCTTGTAAACCAACAATTTTAGAATAAGAATATGTAAACTGATCTTCATAGTTTAAGCTTCTATTCATAAACGCATTGGCTAATGATTGGTTATCCACGTCTAAACCGTTCAAAGAAGACCATTGTGACTCGATTAACCAGTCGTTGACTAGTTGATCATATTCATTCATGGAAAGCTCTAAAAACGTATCCATTTGCTCTTCTGTTAATTCTACACCACGAACTGGCATACCTAACAGATGTAAAATCTGGCTGTATAATTTTTCTCTTTCTGTACTACTAATAGGTGTACTCATTTGGTCCTTGTTTTATAATAAATATAAAACTATATCAATTTGGTAAGAAGTTCTGATGCAAAAGTGTTACTATATTCCCCATCACCCATAACTTGGTCAATAATATCTTTCTTTTTCTGTAAAATGTTGAATATTTGCATCTCAACTGTGTTTTCAAAAACTGGGTAGTAAACTAACACACTATTTTTTTGACCATATCTATATGCTCTGTCTTCTGCCTGGGAATGATCTGCCGGCACAAAAGATAAGTCATTCATTATCACAGCTTCGGCCGCGGTTAAAGTTATTCCAACACCACCAGCTTTGATGTTTGATATAAACACCTTTATCTTATCGTTAGTTTGAAATTTATCAACACTTTCTTGTCTTTTTTCTTTACTCATTCTACCATCTAATGTCACCGAGTTTTTTTTGTACTTTTCGTGGATTAGATCTAAACTCATAGTAAAGTTGGTGAACACAATGACCTTTTTATCTTGTTCAATAAACTTATCTATTAATTCACAAGTATAGTTAACTTTCTCAACAGCAATAAGTTGTCTAATTCTCATTAAACGATTTAATGTTACAGAAATGCTTTCTTTCTTCTGATTTTCTTTACTTATTCTCATGAACTCTTCTAGCTCATCATCATAGTAAGTGTTTTTTAATTCTAGATATATTGGTGCAATAATTTTTTCAGGTAGATCTAAAATATCTGATTTTAATCTTCTTAATACAATATTCTTAGTTCTTTCACGAAGTTCATCTAAATTAGATGCCCCACTTGTATTCCATACTTTTCTTTGTCCAACTCTAAATTGATACCCAGCACAATATCTACGAACATAAACCTGCCAATTTAATGCTAATGGTGAGTTAACAATACTAAGTAAGTTAAAAAAGTTAATAGGTCTTGAAGTCATTGGTGTACCAGTTAATAACCAGACTCTTGGGATATTATCTAGTATATCATTTAATAACCTAGTTCTTTGTGATGTTGTATTAGAAATATAATGTGCTTCATCAACAATAGCCAAATCAAATTTTTCTTTTGCTATTAATTGATATGCCTCACTGTCTTCACTCTTATCAGTTGTGTGGAAGTTTTTTAATATATCATAATTGATGATATAATAATCAAATGTAGAACCCCATTTTCTACCTTCGATAACTAAAATTTTTCTATCTGTATAGTTTTTTATTTCACGTTCCCAGTTAATCTTCAAAGATGCTGGACAAACAATTAATATTTTTTTAGCCTTACTTTCTAAAGACGCAATAACAGCCGCAGTAGTTTTACCTAGCCCCATATCATCAGCTAATATAAATCTTTCATTAGCTAATAATTTTTCAATAGCTTCCTTCTGATGCTCTAGTGGTGGCCTTTTATCATAAGGCGTATAATCTATTTCTCTATTTAATTTTTTTTCTTCTTGAATGATTGCGGCCTTTGGTACCCAAAAAGCATGTAATTTTTCTGCCTCAAGAATTTTGCCCCAAATGTGAAATGCTTTATCACTACCACATAACAATTTTTCTACCCATATCTCTTCTGGCATTTTTGGTAATAATCTATCTTCTCTTAACTTCTCAGCAAAGTTAGATACGACCTTAACCCACTTCCTAGCAACCTTGGGAGTTTCATTCTCGTATTTTATAACATAATCGGCTTGTGTTCTAGAAAGACCAAATGCCTTAACTTCAGACATTTTTTTCTTTAAATCTAGAATATGATTGTTTGACCCTTCATAGGTCTCCAAGATTTCCCTGGCAATCACTTCCGGTATTTTTGTTTCCATAGTAAAATATAAATAAAAACAAACACTTTATAAACTATTTATTATCATATGGACAATAAATTACCTATCACTAGACTCAGCAAATTCTTCTCACAAGAAGACTTTGATTTACAAGTAGACATCGGTCAGGAGTATCTTCACGGCGATTTAAACATGAAACTTGTACTTTATCGAGTAGATAAACAAAAAACCGATAAAGACGATGTTTATGGTGAGGTTGGATTAGATGAGATCAAGTTTTTCCCTCCGGTAGAATTTAATGCGTTGGTTAAAATTGAAGGGCCAAAAAACAGTACATATAAGGGCGGAATGCTTAGGTATAACGAGCCGGGAAATTTAGTTTTATCTGTTTATATTAAACATTTGAACGATTTGAAGATAGATATAAAATATGGTGATTATATTGGATATGTAGAATCTGAAGATAAAATTAGATATTACACAGTAACAAATGACGGTAAGGTTACATCAGATAATAAACACAACTTATTTGGCTATAAACCTTATTATAGATCAATAACTTGTGCAATTGCTCAAGAGCAAGAATTTAGAGGAGTATAACATGGGAATGCCAAAAAGAAAGACCGACATACAGGTCTACAGAGGTAAAGAACTTACTGAAAGAAGACAGGAGTTGTTAGATAGAATAACAAAATCTGATACTTTTTTACCAGACACTATTTTACATGACGATTTAGACTCTGGGATGTTAGACTATGTAAAAAAAGAATTTAAGGTAGTTAGTGACGGGGCTAAAATACCAGTTATACCCAAAATTTTAACAATTCAAAGATGGGCACAACTTACTAATACTTGGGAGTTTTCAGATAATGACGGTAATATGAAGGTTCCTTTTGTTGCAGTTATTAGAAAACCTGACGTTCAACCAGGAACTAACCCTTCGGTAATTAGAACCGTTCCAGATAGACATCAGTTCCATTACGCCACCGTTCCTACTTGGAATGGCACTCAAATGGGTGCAGATGTTTATAAAATACCACAACCAATCCCTGTTGATATTACATATGACGTCACTATTGTCTGCACAAAAATTAGAGAATTGAATAAATTCAATAAGATTGTGATGGAAAGGTTTGCATCTAGACAGGACTATACAACCGTAAAAGGGCATTATATACCGATAGTATTGGACAGAATTGAGGATAATTCACCAATCGATCAAATAGATGGCCGTAGATTTTACCTTCAAACATACACGTTTACTATGCTTGGGTTCTTAATTGATCAAGATGAGTTTGAGGTTAAACCAGCAATAAGTCGTTTTTTCCTTTTGAATGAGTTTGCTAAAAATACTAATTACCAAAAGAAATATATAAATAAAACTATATTATTAACTGTTGTTAATTTTAAGGCCGATGGGTTACAAACAGCATTTAGTGTTGGTGAGAGTATTGGCATTTTATTTAGTGTTGCTATTAATGGTCTTTTACAAGAAAGAGATATTGACTATTTCCATATAGGTGGAACATCAAAGATAACTTTTGCGGTTGCACCAGTTGAGGGTAGTACTATAACGATAACTTACTATAAGGGTAGAAATAGTGTTTTCATAGACAACTATGGTAAACCAATTCAAGTTAACACAGAATATTTTGTATATGATGGTTCAACATTGATTTTTCAAGTAGCTGGTTCGATTAGTAGCGTTGTTACTTTAGACATAAATGGTCTTGTTGAAGAAGAAGGTTTTGGTTTTGATATTGTTGCGTATAATCAAATAGGTTTGAATTACACCCCAGTAGTTGGTTCCAAGATTGGTGTAACATATTTATTCTAATCTTCGTCATATAGATCTGTTTTTTTGGGTTTACAAACCTCTTCTATAAATTTTTCTAAAATTTTGTAAATTTTTAAACCATTCTTTTCACAGTGCTTTTTTAACATCTCGTGATGTTTTTCGCTGATTTTTACGTTTTTGCTTTTGTTTTCCATATTAAAAGATAAATAAAGATAAAAAAAGATAAAATACTATCTTTTAAGAGAAAAGTACGGAAATCTTTGCTAAAAACAAAGATATTTATTAGTTAAGAATAAAAATATTATAACCAAAAATTAATCAATGGCAAATTCAAACAGAGTATTCGTCTCACCAGGTGTGTATACATCAGAGAAGGATCTAACATTCGTGGCGCAAAGCGTCGGAGTTACAACATTGGGATTAGTTGGAGAAACCTTAAAAGGACCAGCTTTTGAACCAATCTTGATTTCAAATTTCGACGAATATAAAACATATTTTGGCGGCACGTTAGCTGCAAAAGATCCTTCTGGGAATCCAAAATATGAGCTACCTTACGTAGCAAAATCTTATTTACAAGAATCAAATCAATTATTTGTAACTCGTATCTTAGGATTAACTGGTTACTTACCAGGAAAATCTTACGGTATTAAAACATTAGGTGGTTTCGCACCAACAGGTACTGGCGCAACAATGTCAGATAAATGGGATAATTCAGTAATAACTGGATCAACATCTGCTGACCTTGCTGTTACTTCATATTCTACTTTTACAGGAAGCACGCTTTATGCTGAGTTATCTGATAAGACAGCATTTGATGGGTCTACTGTAACTGATTATATCTATTCAAATTTTAGTGGAGTTACAGGTGGTACAGATGGTTTATGGTTCGTAATTGGACAAATACCGGATTCAGAACTACCTATTGACGCAGCTAAAGAGGTTGTATCTGCAATGACGGGCGCATTATATGCCGACTCATCATATAACAAAAATTGGTATAATGTTTATAACAACGGAACTAATAAAGTTAACTCGTATGTTTTCACTTGGAATTTGGGTGACCGTAAATTTTCTGTAAAGAAAATAGAACACAATGCTACATTGGTTAATGACGGAACTGTGGTTGCTACTTTAAGATCTCGTGGTGAATATGCTGCAAATGTATTAAATTATAGAGTAACTGGTTCTACACACGTACAAGTAACTGGCGCAAATATTGCAACAAACCCTCTTAGTGATTTCACATTAACTGTTACTGGTTATACTGGTAATGTTACTGACACAAAAACGTTTGCATGTTCTTTAGATATGTCATCAACAAAATACATCACTAAAGTAATTGGTGTTGAAGTTTTTGATAAAGAAAAAGCAGAATATCCAATATATGTTCACGAAGCATATCCAAACCTAGTTAAAAATTTATTTGAACAAGGTTTGATTAGAGGTTTGAGTACTGTTGAATATGTTAAAACTGAAGGAAATAACTTTAAAGGTGAATGGGAAACCCCAGGAACTTCAACTGTTGTTTCAGAGGTTAGAGGTGGTAAGGTTTCTGATCTTTTCCAAATATTAACGGTTTCTGACGGTAACGCAGCAAACTACAATGTAAAAGTAACAATTCAAAATTTAGATTTAGACACTGGTGAATTTGATATATTGGTACGTGATTATTTCGATAGTGATGATAATCAAGTAGTACTTGAAAAGTTCACAAGATGTACAATGAACCCAGATTTACCTGGATATGTTGCAAGAAAAGTTGGTACTTCTGATGGTGAATATGAATTAAGATCTAAACATATTATGTTAGTTCTTTCTGATGAAGCGCCTACAGACGCTATCCCAGCTGGTTTTAAAGGAATTACAACATACGGCCCATCTGGATCTACTGTTGGAGATATTACATATAAAACTAAATATTTTGATGCTGGGGAGACATTGTATTATGACGCATCAGGTATAGCACAAACAACAAATGGTGATAAAGTTAAGAAAGTAAGTTTAGGTTTCTCAACACAAGATCATTTCACTTATGATGATGATTTATTAAAATACAAAGGTAAAGACGCGTCTAAGGCAACTAAAGGTTTCCACTTATCAGTTAATGCGGCAACAATTACTGGAACTTCTGGTGAAGCGTTGTTTACAACAACCGCATATGATTTAGAAGGTGTTGACAAAGATAAATTAGCAAAGGCGACATACCGTAAATTTACAATGCCAGTATTTGGTGGATTTGATGGTTGGGATATCTACAGAAGAACTAGAACATATGGTGATGGTTTCATCTTTGGTAAAACAACATATTCTGCTGGAAGTGATACTAATGGTGGTGTATTCAGTCACACAGGTGGTAACTCAGATTATTATGCTTACTTACAAGGAATTAACACATATGCTAACCCTGAAGCAATTGATATAAATCTATTTGCAACTCCAGGTATTAACTGGAACGATCATAGCTCATTAGTAAATCAAGCAATTGATATTATTGAGAATGATAGAGCAGATTCATTATATATCATTAACTCACCAAACTTTACTGGCACAACCGGTACTGCTGAAGTGGTTTCTGCTATTCAAGATTTAGCATTGGATTCTAACTACTCAGCAACATATTGGCCTTGGATTCAAGTAAGAGACACAGATAACGCAACACAACTTTATATCCCACCAACAGGTGAAGTATTAAAGAACATTGCCTTAACTGACAATGTAGCTTATCCTTGGTTCGCAGTCGCTGGTTACTCTAGAGGTATTGTTACTTCAATCAAAGCATCTAAAAAATTAACTTTAGATGATAGAGATGAATTATACAAGAATAGAATTAATCCAATTGCAACATTCTCTGATACAGGCACTATTATCTGGGGTAACAAAACGTTACAAGTTAGAGAATCAGCACTCGATAGAATCAACGTAAGAAGATTATTATTGAGAGCAAGAAAGTTAATCTCTGCAGTAGCGGTAAGATTATTGTTTGAACAAAATGATGATCAGGTTAGACAAGAGTTCTTAAGATTGGTAAATCCTATCTTAGAATCAATCAAGAAAGAAAGAGGTCTTTATGACTTCCGTGTAACAGTATCAAACGATCCTGAGGATATTGATGCTAACACATTAAGAGGTAAAATCTACGTTAAACCAACTAGAGCGTTGGAATTCATTGATGTAGAGTTTGTTATCACTCCAACTGGAGCTTCTTTTGAGAATGTTTAATTTGAGAAGAAATAGAAATAAAAAATGGGGTAGAGCGAAAGTTCTCCCCATTATTTTTATATGTAGTATTTATATATTATCAATAGTAGGTTATCTTTTAGTAGTTAGTATTTATTCATTATTCTTAGTAATTAGTATGTTAGTATTAGTAATTAGAAATATAGTATGCAAAAAGCTAACGAAAAAAAATGACAAAGTCAAATAATATGGAAAAATAATTTATTTTAACTATTGATATATTTATAATAAGAATAAAACAAAAACTAATAACTATACAAAATGGCAGATTTATTAATGAAAATGCCGGTTCCATATGAACCGAAACGTAAAAACCGATTTATCTTAAGATTCCCATCTTCATTGGGTATTAATGAGTGGTACATAACTTCGACTTCTCGTCCAAGTGCTAAGATTAAATCTGTAGAAATTCCTTTCTTAAACACATCAACTTACGTTGCTGGTCGTTTTGACTGGGAAGAGATTAAAGTACAATTTAAAGACCCAATTGGTCCTTCAGCTTCTCAAGCTCTTATGGAATGGTTCCGCTTACACGCAGAATCAGTTACAGGTAGAATGGGCTACGCGGCAGGATACAAGAAAGATGTGGAGCTTGAAATGCTAGATCCAACAGGAGTTGTAGTTGAAAAATGGATACTTCAAGGTTGTTTCTTAACAAGTTTGAACTTTGGTGATTTGAACTACTCTCAAGATGAATTAGCAACAATTGATGCTTCATTGAGAATGGATAGATGTATTCAAGTTTACTAATATTAAATTTCAAATAAAACTATATGAAATCCGTATACCTTTAGATAGGGTACGGATTTTTTATTTAAAAGGTTCCATGTGGAACTATGACTTGATTTAATTTAAAAATTAGTGTATATTACTTAAAATAGAATAAAACTAAATATATATGGAAAATTTTGACCCAAACATTGCATATGACGTAGTCCAACTACCTTCTCAAGGTATTCATTACGCAAATAACAAAAAATCAATAAAGGTGGCTTATTTAACTGCCGCAGATGAAAATATCTTAAATTCTCCAAATCTGGTTCAAAATGACATGGTTGTGGAGGAGTTATTAAGAAGAAAAATATTAGATAGGGATATTGATATTGATGACTTATCTAATGAGGATAGACAAGCGGTTTTAATATTTCTAAGAAATACGGCATTTGGTACTGAGTATACTGTTACATTAACAGACCCAAAAACAAAGCAAGAGTTTTCTATGGATATTGATTTATCAACTATTCCCGTTAAAGACTTTAATTTGAAAGCTAATGCAGCTGGAGAGTTTGAGTATCATTTAAAATCAATAAATAAAAATATCACATTTAAGTTTTTAAATCAAAAACAAGAAACTGAGTTGGAAAAATTAAAAGTTTCCGGTTCAGGTAATCAAGTAGTTCCAGTTAATACAAAAAGACTGGAAATGATGATTAAGTCAATTGACGGTAATACCGATCAAATGTATATCTATCAATTCATTCAAAATTTACCAATTAAAGACTCACAAGACTTTAAAAAGTTTGTTTCAGAAAATAAACCAGGGTTAAACCTGTTTGTCAATGTTATCGCCCCGTCAGGAGAAAAAGTCCCAGTTTTGGTTGACTTTGGGGTGGAGTTTTTTCGTCCCTTCTTCGGCCTATAAAAAAAGGCAAATGAACGAGATAGCGTTTCTATTAACTAAGGGCTTCACTTACTTAGATGTCCTAATTATGCCCATACACGAAAGAGTTAATTATATTCATTTTTATAATGAACTAAATTCTTAATTTTATATTTATAAGTTATGGCTATAGACGTAAATAAACTTGTTAAAATAACTGAAAACCTAAGTCAGGGAAAATATTATCAAAATGCTGGTCAATATAGAACAGACTTAATTGATGCTGGATATAGTAGCTCAGAAGCAGCTAAGACAGCAAGTCAAGGAGCTGAATTAGGTAAAGCGGTAGCAAATAACTCAACTAGCTCTTCTAATAGCGCAGTTAAAAATTTATCAGGTAAATTAGGTGGGGCGATTAAGGGTATTGGAGATATGGCATTTGCAACAGCATATGACACACAAAATTATAATAGAGCAATTGTTAGGGTAAGTGATATACAAGGAGCATTTAATACTGTTGTGGACAATGGTATTAATTTTCTTGCACAATTAAGTTCCGCGTTTGGCGGTATTACCGCATTATTAACAAAAGCAATAGGTGATGCGTTTGAAAGAGAAGGTAAATTATTAGAAGATATAACCACGAAAGGTGGAATGTCTGGTGATATGGCTAAAGGATTCTTAGAATCTGTAATGGCTATTGGGCCTGAAGCACAACGTCTTGGTATTAAATTTGATGATATAAGAGATGCAACAGCATCTATGTTGCAGAATAGTCAAAAATTCACAACATATCAGGGAGAAACATTATTAACCGCATTAAAAGTTTCTGCGGCATACGGTCAAACAGCTAAATCTATACTTGAGAGTGCTGAAGGATATAGAAATATTGGTATTAGTTTAAGTGACGCATCTGAAATTATTGATGCGGTAGGTAAACGTTCTTTAGCACAAGGGTTAAGTGCAAGAGCAACAACAAAAACATTACAAGAAAATTTAGGTAAATTAAATGAATTTGGTTTTCAAAATGGTGTTCAAGGTTTAAGTAGAATGGTTCAACAAGCGCAAGCACTAAACTTTAAAATGGAAGAAACATTTAAGGTGGCTGCTAAAGTGTTTGATCCAGAAGGTGCGATTTCGTTATCTGCTAATTTACAAGTAGTTGGTGGCGCTGTTGGTGATTTGGCAGATCCATTAAAATTAATGTATGATGCAACAAACAATGTTGAAGGATTACAATCAAGCATTTTAAAAGCGGCACAAAGTTTAGCAACATATAATGCCGAACAAGGTAGATTTGAAGTTACTGGCGCAAATTTAAGAAGAGCTAAAGCAATGGCAGATGCTCTTGGTATTTCAATGGACCAATTAACTAGTTCCGCTATTAAGGGCCAAGTCCAAATGCAAGCAATGAGTCAAATAGATTTATTTGATTTAAATGACGACCAAAAACAATTTGTTGCTAATTTAGCTTCAATGAAAGGTGGTGTTGTTGGGTTTGAATTACCAAAAGATTTACAAAAAGAATTAGATATAAATCAAAGTTTTATTGATGCTTCTTCATTGACCGGTACGCAAATGGCTAAAATAGCTGCAGCACAAGAAAGATTATCAAAACAAACAACAGAACAAACAATTAAAGATCAATACAATGTTGCAACACAATCACTTAACGCATTGAATTCAATTGCAATGAATATTGGAAATATGGCTAGAAATACTGCAAAAGACAGTGGAGTATATAATGCGGTTATCAAAAAATTAGGTGGGTTAGACGAGATAGCAAAGAAAACACCAGAAGAAATCGAGCAAGTGTATAATGAAGAGATTAATAAATTTGTGAACCCAACATTGGCCGCATTAAAAGATAAAGCAGATAAATTCATTGATGGGGCAGTTGAAGTTGGTGGTAAGGTAATTAATAAAACAAAAGAAGGTATTGATTATATTGGTGGGGAGGGAACATCAGAAAAAATAAAACAAAATGCAGAAGAATTATATGATAACACTAAGAAATTTATAATTGAACACTTATTCACGGTTAATATGAATAGTGGCACACCAGAAATGGCTGAAATGTTAGTAGGAGAATTTAGAAGAAACCCTAAGGCATTATCTGATTTTGCTTCAATGGTAACAAAAGACAATAAAAAGTTCTTACAAAATAGTTAAATAACCTATTTATTATATAAACATAGATGCCAAGTTACTTAGATTTTAATTCGACCAAGAATTTTAGGGATTATCTCTTATCAAAGACGTTAAATTCACCTAATGGTCCGCAAACACAGACTTCGCAAAGTTATAGTGTTAGTGCGTTATCTGATGTGGCAAATGTTGATCCAGGAACTGTTATAGATAACAGAATCGCTCAATTAACTAATTCATCTAATTCAAACACATTTAAACCATTAGATTATCTTGTTAGAGAAACTTTTAGTGAAATACCTAGAAGAGCTAATTTAAATTTATATTTTGATGGTACACCATATTTCAGTTTTGCTAATCATAATTTGATTGGTATTATGGCAACAGACAACTTTGATAGAGAATCAGAGTTAATGAAGTTCGCAGCACAAACAATTAAAACAGACCCTAATGGGCCTGTTTTATCTAGAATACAACAAAACTTATTAACTGCAACAGTTGGTAAAGCAAGAATACTTGATGCACTTAATGGTAATACATCAACAGCAATTAACATATTGACTGGTAGAGAACCATTAATTGAAAAGAATTATAAGATCACAGTAGCAAAAACATTGTTAGGTAAGGGTGTTGATTTTTTACAAACAGTTGCTGGAGTTACTACACCATTTTCTGAAATTCCTGGGGATTATTTAAGTAACCCGGCTAACCCAATTAATGTTAGACCAGAAGCAAGTGGTGTTGGTAAATTATGGCAAGACGTTACTGGTGTTATTGGTTCATTAGTTGGAATACAAAGAAGGCCAAGAGTAAGTAGAAAACCATCAGACTTAATGATTGAATATTTAAGTGATGGTCAGAAAAGTGCATTATATCATAATTTATCTTTTTCTAAATTTGCACCAAATTACACAACATCAGCTAGATCGCAACAATCAACTAAATTATTTCAATTTGGTGATAAGTTTGCAGAAGGTGTTAAAACGTTATTAGGTATAGAAGCGCCTAGAGGTAAAGCATATATAGGTGACGATAGAGGAAATGATGTTAAGTTTGCAATGAATGACTTTAATGATAGACCAATAAGAAGTCCTTATTATCTTTCATTAATGTTTGATCCGGTTGCTACGCAATTATTTCACACAAGTAAAAATGTAACTCAAGGTGGACAAATATCTGGAAAACTTACTTGGATAAGTAGAAGTTCTGGAAATAAATTAGGTTTATATAATGAAGAGTATGGTTCAGAACAATCTAATTTATTAGATAGCTTTTCAACAGGTCGTACTTTTGCAGATGGTTCTTTATTAAGTAAAACACAACAATTATTAGATACGTTACCAAGAAACATTGGTGAAGCTAGATCACACGTTGCAAACGTAATTGATCAAACTAGTAGAGTATTTAAAGATGGTGATACAATGATATCAAGAGGTTCTGCTGTAAAATATATAAATAAGGGAACAGGTAAAGAAGATGGTTCGGAATTTTGTAGAGTATGGACTAAAGATAGAGCATACTTCAATTATTCTGATACAATGAAAAGAACTGGCACAATAAGAAAGATTGGTGATAGCGTAATGTCTACACCATGGAATCTTAATATTGCACCAAATTCAAACGGTAATCGTGGTTTTGACGGGTCAACAAATATTATTGATGGTCAAGCAAAAAAATATATGTTCTCAATTGAAAACCTAGCATGGAAAAGTTCAAATAAACCTGGGTTTACGTATAATGATTTACCATATTGTGAAAGAGGACCTAATGGTGGTAGAGTTATGTGGTTTCCACCATATGATTTAAAGGTAAATGAAAACAATAATGCAAACTGGGAAGAGAATAAATTTGTTGGCAGACCAGAACCAGTTTATACATACCAAAATACAACAAGAAGTGGAACGGTTAATTTTAAAGTTGTTGTAGATCACCCAAGCATTTTAAATTTATTAATTAAAGATATTAGTGATGACCAAGCAGAAGACTTTTTAAATTCTTTTTTTGCTGGATGTGAAGATGTAGATTTTTATTCATTAGTTAGAAAGTATATTACATTAGATAGAACTGATTTAGAATTAATTATTGCATATCTAGAATATTATAAAGAGGGTAAAACATTTGACGAACATGATGCGTTAAAATTCACGGATATTGCTGGTGAACAAACAACAACTCCGGGCCGTATAGTTGGCGGTCAAGATGGACAGGCAGGAACAACTGGTATTGGAAATCAATTTAATGATTTTCTTTATTTTCCAAATGATGTTCCATCACCTAATACTGATATTTATGCGTCAACAGATTATGGTAAAGTTTATGCTGATTATGCATCAACAACCAGTAAAGCTAAATTTATATCTGGATTATCTAGTGCATTAACTACTGTTTTAAATAATGATACAAAAAAGAATAAGGAAGATAGAAAAGTTCTTTTTGGTTCTGAAACACCAACAGGGACTACAGTAGATTTAATTGCTAAAAAAGTTAGTGATATAAATAAAGGATTTACCAAACTAGACGCTAACTTTACTTCGTTAACCGGAGTAACTGAAAATATAAAAAAAGATCTAGAATCTAATAAAGTAAAGACAATCAATCTAACAATAGAATCATCAACATCTTTTGTTGCAGATGATAAGTATAATATTAAATTAGCATACAGAAGATCTGACAGTGTTGCTAAACATGTTTTAAAAAGTATAACAAAAACGGGTTCTATACCTTCATATAAATGGAAAAAAAGTGTTGCGGATTTAAATTCTAATCCTGGTCAAGAAAGTGATGAGGTAATTATTAAAATGAAAGATCTAGGATATGGTGATGATAGAGAAGGTGATATGGTTATTAAATTTACAAACTTAGGTGAAAAGGCAACAAGAAAATTAGATGACACATATGACTGTAATAAAGTTGAATTAAATAATACAACTGGTTTAAAATTATACGCACCAATTACTTTTTTTTGTAGAGCGGCATCAGTTGATTTAAATTATACACTTAAGGCAGTTGATACTCCAGCTAAACCAGGTACAAAAGAACCAGATGTAACAACTAGAACAAATGATAAAACAAATATAACTGTAGATAAAGTTAAAAAAGATAGAAAACCACCAATGGATGTTATTAAAATGTTGATCATGAAAACATTATCTGAGTGTTTCTATTTTAAAAAACTAGAAGAAAAAGACCCAGTTGTTTTCACATCATTAAAAGAAAAATTAAAATATTTTCATCCAGCATTCCACTCTATGACACCAGAAGGGTTGAATTCCAGATTAACATTTTTACACCAATGTCTAAGACCTGGAGACACAATACCAATTAAAGGTGTTGCGTCAGAAAATAATGTAGATGCAAGAAACACTACTTTTGGTCCTCCGCCTGTTTGTGTTTTAAGAATTGGTGATTTTTATCATTCAAAAGTTGTTATAAAAGATTTAAATATAACTTATGATGATTCAACTTGGGATTTAAATCCAGAAGGTATTGGTGTTCAACCAATGATTGCTAATGTAACCTTACAGGTTAATTTTATCGGTGGTCAAGGAATTAAAGAGCCAGTTGCTCGTTTACAAAATGCATTAAGTTCTAATTTCTATGCAAATACAGAGGTATATGATTACAGAGCAACATCTACAGTAGATCAAAAAGAATTACAAAAAACAAATATAGATTTCTTAGAAAAGTTATTAGGTACTATTAAGACACCAACATCACCAGAGGCGGCATTATCACCATCAACTAAAATTGAAGGAAAATATATTGGGTTATTGAATAAAGATGAATCTGTTTATAGTTTAGATATGATTTCGGTGACCAATCTAACCAATCAATATTTTAATATGTTTAAGGATGCGTATAATAAAATATACACAACATATGGTGAAGATATTTTACCATTGTTTGTCTCACCAACATATAGAACAATAAATAAATTTACAGTACAAACTGGTTTATCAGCAAATAAACAAGTTGAAATATTAGGAAACTATCCAAAAGGTAAAGAATATAGTGTTTTACTTGATAAATTTGAAAAGGGAATAAAAGATTATGCAGCTAGTGCAAACCACAATGAAATATTAGATTTTGATTTTGCTAATGGTTCATCTAAAGCAGATAGATCTAGAAAAATAATTGATCCGTATATTATTGATCAAGTGTCTAAGTACATGGATATTCTAAGAGCAGACAAATCTATGGATACAGTACAAGAATCTAGAAATAAAATTATAACTGCGATAGATAATCTTAATTTTATATTGGCAACAAATGGCACAGATGGTAAATTAGATGGTGAATCTATTTCTACAATTCAATTAAACGATTTTCAAGCTACTGATTTTTACAAATACTATTCAAATGGAATTGATTTAATTGAAAAATCCAATTCTATATTCACAAATGAATTAAGTGGCACATTTAATTTTAGTAACCCATCAGTTACATTAGATAACTATAAGAAGATATTAGCGGTTATTCTATCACAATCTGGTAAAGTTACTGAAATAACTAAAACATATAATGCATCAAATGATGATAAGTTTTTTGATGAAAGCACAATACATAAAATTGAAAAGAAAATTAATAAATTTATAAAACACGCACTACCTAGTGCTAAGAAACTTAAATTTAAAGAAGCCTCAACTACCAAAACAGAATATTCAAAATATGGTCGTTATAAGGTTACGGTTGCTGGAAGTTTAACTTCTGAGCAACAGGCGACTTTGAAAAAAATACATGACAATAAAGATGGTTCATCATCTACTTCATTAAACTTTATAAAATAATATGAATCAATATTTTAATAGATATGAATTTTTTATAGAGGATGGTGCGTTTAAAATAGTCCCAGGAGTTACAATACCGGCAAAATCAACAGATAAATTCTTAAATTATAAAAAAGCTAAAGATAGATTAGATAAGGTATCTCAAGATCATTATGGTACACCATTATTTGGGTGGTTAATTATGTTAGCAAACCCATCTGTTGGGTCAATAGAATTTGAAATTCCTGATAATGCTATTTTAAGGATACCCTTTCCTTTGATTAATTCTTTACAAGATTATAAAAAGGGTGTAGAATTGTATAAACTATATTATGGGGAATAATTCAATAAGTGAGAATGAAAGAATACTAGTAGTCGTTGATCAACAGAACATTATACATATTGATCCGAATTCTGTTATTACAAACGACGGTCAAATCACGTCCAGACTTGTTGATCATGAAAGCCTAGTAACATATGTTAACTTAGAGGCCGATTTAGTCCCTAGATCATTTTTATATTCAGAAAACGGTACAAATACATTAGTTTCAATTGCTGAGGGTAAATTTAACATGATGAGAAATCAAAATGCTAAAGAAGGTACTCCAGGTGATTTTGATACAAGTTGGACTGATACATTTGTTACAAGTAATGATAGCACAAATGTTGACCCAAGTGCACAAACATTTGGTATGACAGGTTTAAACATGGTAATTAAAGGCGCAAATGCGATACCTCAAGTTACTATGAATTTTATTGATGTTAGAGGTAAAACATTATTTGAAGCCGCAGAGAACAAAACAGATTCTCCATACGCAGCATTTTTTCATCAACCATGGCCAATATTTTATTTAACCATTAAAGGTTACTATGGTAAGGCAATTCGTTATAGATTACAAATGGTTGATTTTAAAACTAAGTTTAATGGTAACACGGGTAACTTTGAAATCACAAGTAAATTTGTTGGTTCAACATATGCTTATTTAAATGATATTTTATTTCAGAATGCGGTAAATGCGCCATACATGTATATGGTCGAAACTAATGATGATTTCAAGACTAATCCAAAAACAGGGTTGATTGAGAAAAAAGTTTCTAGTTCAACCAAGGGTTATCAAATATTAAAAGCCGTGTATGATGAGTATAAGGCTAAAGGCTATATACCTAAGGATTTTCCAGTTAAGACATTAAGAGATTTATTAATGACCGCAAACACCTTAGATAAAATATTAGAAACAACGTTGTTTTCTGAAACCGTTGATCCATCTGTTTTAAGTGGTGTTGCAGAATTTGATTCATTACTAGATAACTTTGAAAAGAAAGTAATTGCTTGGGCGGGTAGATATTTGAGTGGTACTATTTTAATAACAAAAAATGATAATTCATATTATGGTTTAAATAAAACTATTACAGATCAAAATAAAACAAGTAATGGCGCAAATACTGGTGATATTATTACTGGTACAACAATTCAAACATCGCTACAATCAATAATGAATAAGTTTGTTGCAGATGCTGCTAAAAATTTAGCATTTGGTAATAAAGTAAATAATAGTAAAGAAATAAAAACTTTTACTATAGGTGTTAACAATGTATCGAATGCAAGTTCTTTTATGACATTTGAAAATGGTAATTATGGTGTTGCTATAAACTATTTAGTTGCTGAGATTAAGAAGATACAAATGGCATTTATTAAAAGCAGACAAGAAGTTGAGGACAAGGTAGAAGCCAAAATGAACAATATTATTAAGAACCCAAAAACAATTGGTGGATTTGGTTTTTCTCCAACTATTCGAAATGTCTTTGCGGTTATATTAGCAAATGCTGACACGTACATCAGATTAATGAGAGATGTGCATGTTAAAGCCGTTCGTAATTCTGATAAAAGAAAGACAATAACAGTATCAAAAGAACAAAAAAACGAGGGAATATATCCTTGGCCATTAGTCACTAAGAATAGTGATAAAAATACTCCAACATCATTTTATCCAGGTGACCCATCAATATCAAAAGAAATTAAAGGAAACGATTTCACCATTTGGCCAGAAGTTGAATTTGTTGAAACATACAATAGCGTAGCAACAAAAAGAATTGATCCGCTTAGTGGTAAAGAATTAAATTCATCACAGATTAATTTTGTGTTTCCAGATGATGCAGATAGTAGAGTAGTTAAGAATGTTAGTAGTGTTTTTAAAATAGGTGGTATTGTTCCATATACTAATAAATCATATACTAATTTTATATATGAATTTTATGAAAGAGCATTCTATTTAACATCATTTGATAGTTTTAATTTTGACAACGGATTAAAAACGATATATCAAAAAGAATTTGAAACAATAGATAGTTGTACAAAAGACGATATTGATTTAAGAGAAATGTTAAGTACTCAAATAAAAAGTATTAATAATTTACAAGACCAATTAAAATTAGCGTCACCTAATGAAAGGTACGTATTTTTTAGAGATAGACTACCAACTGTAGATTATATAAAAGAATTGGTTGATAGTGATTTTGAGCTTTCTGAATATAAAAAAGCAGACACAAGTCAAATAAGTGATAATACGTATGTTGACTTACAGACAAATCTAGATTCATATAAAATTGAGGAATATAGATTGAATATATATCCATTTAATTCTGATCTTTATACGACTTATCTTGGTAAACATATAGACAATACGCATTTCAACTTTACAAACATATTAAAAGTTAATCAGTATAATAATTTTATTAATTCACCTGTAGAATCAAAAGCATGGATTAAGGACGGTTATTCAAAAAATTTATTTGTTAACGCAATGAGTTTTGGTGATTTAAGTAGAAACATGTTAAATACACCATATTTTCACAAACAGTTATTTTCAGATTTTATGAAAGGCGGTGTGGAAGAAAGATATGTTGGTTCTGCCTACCTTTTATTAAATTCATTACCGTTTAAGGATTTAGATGATACTATTATTTTTAATGATGGTAAAGATAAAGTTTTAATGTCTTCTTTATTTAGAGAAGTTGGTTCATCAAATTATGTACCGTATCATTTATTATTAAAGTGGGGTTCAATGTACCACAGATATAAAAAGTATCTTTTAGAAGGTGTTGATATTATATCTGGTGTGACAACACCAATAGACGCTTCTAAATTTTTTGATAATTCATCAAATACAATATATGATTTTACAAATATTGATCCATATCTAAGTGGTGTAACACATTCTCAACATAAGATTGTTGGTATATACCCTTATTATCACGGTATATTTCATCAGATAGTTAATGGATATAGTTTCTTTAATCCATCTGGATTTACTATGACTAACACAAGTTTTAGTTTATTACCGGCATCATTTATTTCTGGTTTGATTTATACCAACACTATTACAAATAACATTAATAAGATTGTTAAGTCTCCATTAAAAGGAGAACGCGGATTAGGTTTAACATCATTAATTGATAATTCTAAATTTTCAGCAACTGATGAAAGATATACAATATTACCATCAAACGGTTGTGCGGAATTACTTAATCTAACCGACGATTTCACTAGCGTAGAACAAGATTCGTTTAAATTTGTTATTGATAATAGACATTCTATGGTCAATCCAAATTACGGGTCTAAACAGTTTCCAACATACAAAGAAAAATTAATATCAGAATCCGGTGAGTTGACTTTAGATGGTAATAAGAAAAAGGCGGTAGATTTAATTGCCACTTTTAGTCCTAAATTACTTGATGAGATGGAAAAAATGTTTATTCATTTCTCTTCACTTGATTTAACTTTAGATAAACCATTATTAGATACTACGCACAATTATACGACCTTTCAAGAATTACTTAAAGAAATTGCGAGCATTCCAAAGACGGGTATTGATTTTACAGATAACAATAATGTAAAGAATGCTATATCAATAGCACAAACCAAGAAACTAATTCAAATCACCTCAAACATGTTAGGTGATAACAATCTTAAAAAATTAACAATTGGTAATCCAAAACAAATTGATAATTATTTGTTATATGGATTAGCAGGTAAAAATAAATATTTTTCGGTTAATGGTTATCATTCATATCAATTAACATCGGATATGACTAAGTTAATGGAATTATATATTGGCGAATCTATTGGTTCACCAACATATCTTAGTTTCTTTCAGGTAAATGACATTGAATTAAATGCCGATAACATTTATGCTTATAGAGAATTTGTAAGAATTTATGCTGGTTGGATTAAAGAGGAAATCGTTAAAAATCCTAGCACCTTTATACCGACAAAAGCATTATTTTCACAATATATAACAACAAATATATTAGATCCGCATAACAAAAGATTTGTGGATTTCTTAGATAATATTTTAAAAAAATTCCCAACATTAACTAAGGCAAACGAAAACAATAAGATTACGATTTATAGCGGACATAATGAAAATAAAACACTAAAATTAGATTTATATCAATTTTTTAAATCATTCAATGATAAGTGGATTGCAGGAAACGCAATAGGTCAGAGAAATCTAATGGAGGAATTCTTATTCTTAGATAGGGCTAATAGAGATATTGGTAATGATGCGTTTATTAGCTTGGAAAGACTTATTTCATTAGGTGATGAGAAAAATATTAAAGTAGATTTATATAGTGCAATCACAATATTAATTCAAGGCACCAACTTTGATTTAAGAACATTACCCGCGTATGTTAATTTCTATGGTACGAATACAACAGATAAGAAAAAAATAATGCCATCCAAAAACTTGGCAAGAAATCTATTTGGTACATTCTTAGAAGTAGATTACCAAGAATCTAGCCCTAAAATTATATTACAATACGTTGGCGGCAGCTCCAAATATTTGGATATGGAAAAGGTTAGTAAACAATATAAGTTTAAAAATGATAGTTTCAATATTAGTGATGTTAATAATAACCCATTATTAGTTGAACCAAAGTTGTTCATGGATGCTGACTTATCTAAATCAAATAGAGTAGTGTCATTTGAGGTTAATTTTGGGGACCAGGGTAATGGTATTTTTAAAAGTATTTCATTAGATCAAAGCACGTATAAGAATACAACGGAAAGTGCAATAGCACAAGAACGTTTAGCTAGGTCACAAAGCGGCGGTGGTACATACCAAGTAGATACTGGATTATTTGACATATACAAAACCGCATCATATGAATGTGATATTACTATGATGGGTAATGTTATGCTACAACCAACCATGTATTTTTATTTAGCCAATGTACCAATGTTTCACGGAACATATTTGATTATGGATGTTAGTCACTCATTAAGAGGGAATAACATTGAAACTAATGTGAAGGGCGTTAGAATTTCTAATAATACTTTACCAAAAGTTCAGGATTCGTTTATTGCTAGTTATCGACCTTTATTTAGTAGAATATTGTCTAAAGCAATTAAGAAAAGTCAAGCAATACAAAAATCAACAACAACAGAAGTTAGCTATACACTTAAAAATTCAACAAAGATTAATATTGACCCGGGGCAAACTGTTGGAAATGAGGACATTAACAAGTTATTAGTTAGGGATAGTGGATTTCATCAAGGAATCATACCATATAATGGTGTAAAATACGGTCCAAGCAAAACAAACGAGGAAAAGTATATTCAATTAATTCAAACTGCCAAGGATACCCAGTGGTTAAGAGCCAGGGTAGTTTTAATGGGTGGGAACAATTATACGATTGATGATAAAACACCAATGCAACTATTAACAGGTCTTAAGGCGTCTCCAACGGTTAAGAGGACATATGCTGATATTAAAGAATCGGTATATGAATACTATTCAACAAGGTTTGATTTTTCAGATAAAACTAAAGAAAATTTATTTGCATTAGATACTGAATTTTTAAATCCTAAAAGCGGCTCAAATTATATATTAAAAACTAATATAAACGCAGCAACAGGAAAATATGATGGGCCGGTACATATTGGGCCACCACAATTTGATCCAAAAGCGGCTGGTACACAAACGGTGACAGAGAATTATGGTATAGGTATGAACCCTCGTTTAATGATGAGACTTAAATTAAATGATGGTGATGTGGTATATTTCAGATTAATTACACCTAAACCATAAAATTAACAATGTTTGCGATATTTATATGAATAATACTAAAATTATGGAAAATAATAGATTAAATGACTCATTGGAGCACTTCTTAAATCCAAATATTACGAAGAGCAAGTCTGATGATGGTAAAATTGAAGAGGTTTGCGATATGCAGACTGGAGAATGCTATACAATCAAGACTAAAGATGGTATTGTGGAAAGAATAAATAAAAGATATATTACCGAAGACGGTAGACAATTATTACAAGACTAAAACTATGTTAGAACAAAAGCTATTAGAAGAAATTAATAGATACAAAACTATTAACAAAAACGCTAACTCACTTTATTTAAATGAGCAAGCAGAACCAACAGATTTACCTCCAGCACCAGATGCTGCAGCACCTGCTTTAGGTGACGCAGAAGCATTACCTCCAGCACCAATGGATGCGGCGGCACCAGTTACTGACGCACCAGCGCCAGACGCTATGCCAGAAGGTGGTGAAAATACCGAAGAGGTAGACGTAACTGATTTGGTTAATATGACTAAGAACATCAAAAATGACTTAGAAAATCATAAATCAGATCAGGGTGCGGTAAACCAAAAAATGGATGACGTATTTTCTAAATTGGGTGAATTAGAGCAAAAATTATCTGCAATGGATAGTATCATTACTAAAATTGATGAGCTAGGAAACAAGGTAGAGCAAATGAAACCAGAAACACCACAAGAAAAATTAGAAATGCGTTCATTGGATTCGTATCCGTTTAACCAAAAGCCACAAGATTTCTTCTCTCAAAAGCAAGCAGAAATGAGAGCTAGTGGTAAAAACGAATACATATTAACTAAAAACGACGTTCAAGATTATTCAAAAGACGAAATAGAAAAAACATTTAATCCATTTAAAGATGAATCTCAGTTCTAATGTAAATTTTTTACTAAAAACACAGGTGCAATTTAGAATAATGCATTGGCAAACCAAAGGGTTTGCAAGACATAATGCATATGGAGGAATCTACGACGCTTTAGACGATCTAATTGATAGATATGTTGAAGTGGCTATGGGTAAATCAGGCCGTTTTGTTTTAGATGAAACAACTGGTACTTTAACATTAATTAACCTTAAAGACATTAAAATAATTGATCATGTTCAGTCTATAAAGGCTGAATTAATGAATTTATCAAACGAATTAGATAGTACGAAAGATACCGATCTATTAAACATTAGAGACGAAATGTTAGCGGAAGTTAACAAATTGGCTTATTTATTAACTTTAGAATAAAACTATTTAAAAATGATATCAGGATCAGCGGCATTGACCGGAACAACATCAACTAGAAACACATTATCATATATTAATGATTTAATAACTGGTGCAACAGCAGAAGGTAAATATCAAATATTTGTTGGGCAAGAGCATATAGATGAATCTATGATTAACATCTTAAGAACAACATATGGCTACCGCGTCACAAGTAAAAATAATTTAATGGGGACATATAATGACTACTTAATTAGCTGGTTACCGGCACCAACACCAACACCAACGGCTACACCAACACCAACTGCCACACCGACGCCTACTCCAACACCTGCTTAATATTATAAAAGAATTTTAAAATAATTTAACCTAGATTTTGCAATCTGGGTTTTTTTATTTATATTAGTTAAAGAAACAATTTTTCATTTAAAACTTAAGATTATGTCAACATTTGATGCAGTACTGGCGCAGTACGAAAAAAACAGTCAATCTAACAACTCTACCCAAAGAGTAAGCAGCGAAGAGCGCTTAAAAAAGTATTTTGCCCCAATTTTACAGAAGGGTGAAGCTTCAGGAAACAAAACAATCAGAATTATCCCAACTAAAGATGGTACTACACCATTTGTTGAGGTTTACTTCCACGAAGTACAAGTTGATGGTAAATGGGTTAAATTATATGACCCAAGCCAAAACGGTACAATCTCAGGTGTTAAATCACCATTAAACGATGTTTACAGGGCGTTACAAATGACAGGTAGCGAAGCTGATAAGACTTTGTCTTATGGTTACAAACCAAGAAAATTTTATATCGTTAAAGTTATTGATCGTGAGAACGAGCAAGACGGGCCTAAATTTTGGAGATTCAAACACAGTGCTAAAAAAGACGGTGTGTTGGATAAAATCGTTTCATTGTGGAAAATTAAAGGAGACATCACAGATCCAACAACAGGACGTGATTTAACAATCTCTTTGAATTTATCTAGAAAGCCAAATGGTGGTGAGTACACGACTATTACTGCTATCTTCCCTGATGATGCGGCTCCTTTAAGCACAAATGAAGATAAGCAAGCGGAATGGTTAAACGAACCTACAACTTGGGAAGATGTTTATGCTAAGAAGCCTGTAGAATACTTAGAAGGCGTTGCTCAAGGATTTGTTCCAACATGGAGTACAGCGGCTAAAAAATACGTATGGGGTGAAGAAGCAGAATTGGTAATCGGTGCACCACAATCAGCGGCAGCACCAGTAGATCCACAAGCAGAAGAAATTGCTGATGAAGACTTACCGTTCTAATTAAGATGTTTGAGGGCCCTTGTCTAAATTTTGGGTAAAGGGAGACAGGGTGCCCTCTTTTTTAAAAAAAAATATTATGGCTATAAAAAAAACAGACTTTTCGGCAATAAAGAATAAATTTTCTAAAGAAGCAGAATATAAGGCAGACCGATTCTTTGATTTAGGTGATGCTTTTTTAGATGCAACAGGTATTCCCGGCCCAGCAATGGGTCATATTAATATGTTATTAGGTCATAGTGATACTGGTAAAACAACTGCCTTAGTTAAGGCGGCTGTAGATGCTCAGAAAAAAAATATCGTTCCTGTTTTTATTATTACAGAACAAAAATGGAATTGGGAGCATGCTGAGTTAATGGGATTCGACAAAAATGGTGATTACCTTTTTAATAGTGATTTTGAATATATTGAACAAATCACAGATTATATCAATGAATTAATTGCTGCGCAAGACAAAGGTGATATTCCGCATGATTTATTATTCCTTTGGGATTCAGTTGGTTCTGTTCCTTGTAAGATGACTTTTGATGGTAAAGGTGGTAAACAACACAATGCATCAGTTTTATCTGACAAAATTGGTATGGGGATTAACCAACGTATATCTGGATCAAGAAGAACAGATAAACCTTATACAAACACATTGATTATCGTTAACCAACCATGGGTTGAATTACCGGACAATCCATTTGGACAACCAAAAATTAAAGCTAAAGGTGGTGAGGCTATTTGGTTAAACTCAACATTAGTATTTTTATTTGGTAATCAAAAAGGTGCCGGTACTACTAAGATTAAAATCACTCGTAATAAGAGAGATGTGAACTTTGCTAGTAGAACTAAAATCTCTATCATGAAAAACCACGTAAATGGTTTAGGTTTTGCGGATGGTAAGATTATGGTTACACCTCATGGTTTTATGAAAGCAAAAGAAGCAGCCGAAGAAAAAATATCTATTCAGGAGTATGCAAAAGAAAATTTAGACTATATCAGTAAATTGTTCGGAGAGAAAGTTGCTGATATTAGTGAACTTGGATTCAAAGTGGAAACCTCGTCAGAAGATGACGAATAAAAAGAAGTAAATGTCTGTATTACTTGTCGATGGTGACAATTTATTAACTATCGGTTTTACTGCCCTAAAGAATTACTTCTATAAAGGCGAACATATTGGTGGAATTTATCACTTCTTGAATACTTTAAGTAGATCATTTGAAACCTATCAGCTTGACAAAATTTGTGTTTTTTGGGATGGGGAAAACTCATCTCAAGAACGCAAAAAGATCTATCATCTTTACAAGGATAATAGAAGGTCAGATAGAATGTCTGAAGAGGAAAAAAACTCCTACACTTACCAAAGAAATAGAATCAAGCAATACCTTGAGGAACTATACGTTCGTCAGGGAGAATTTGCTAACTGTGAATCTGACGATTGCATAGCATTTTATACGCAAAACTCTAAAGAAGATAAAAAAATAATTTATTCTTCAGACAGAGATTTAGCGCAATTGGTTAAAAAAGATGTTTCTATATATAACCCATCACACAGAAGGTTATATGAAAAAAATGACACAATTGAATATGATCACGAACCAATATTGATTGAAAACGTAAAAATAGTTAAGATTCTTTGTGGTGACCCATCAGACAATATATATGGAATTAAAAATCTCGGAATTAAAAGGTTGATCAGTATTGTTCCTGAAATTAGAACTACCCCATTAACTGTACAAGATGTTAGAAATAAAAGTAATTTATTGTTTGAAGAAGACAAGCATAACAAGCTTATTCAAAACTTCATTACCGGCGTGACTAAATTGGGTGTATTTGGAGAAGAATTTTTTGAAATAAATAATAAGATAGTTTGCCTAGACGAGCCGATATTAACCGAAGAGGCAAGAGATATAATAAAGTCATTAATAAGCGAAAATATGGACTCTGAAGGCCGTTCATATAAGAACTGTATGAAGATGATGATGGAAGACGGAATATTCACCGTTTTACCAAAAGGTGATAACGCTTTGAATAAGTTTTTAAACCCGTTTTTAAGGCTAACGCAGATAGAAAAAAATAAAAAAAAAATAATAAAATTTAAAATTTAAAAATTATGAACATTCAAGAACAAAATAAATTCGAATTTTTGTTAACTTTGGACGGCAACATTATTTGCCAACGATTTTTTAATGTAAGAGATTACAACCCGAGAGCAAGGCGATCTATGGATTTACACGAAGAAGTAAAAATTATTTGTTACGAAATTTCCGAAGATTTGAAAAATAAAAGTTCCGATTATCTAGTCGAAAATCAAAATTTTTTCATGAATACCGAGTTTGTGGAAGATCCAAAAGAAGCTGAAGAACAATATTTTTTATTGCAAATCAAGCAAGGTGACGACGTATTTATTGAAAGGATCTTTCCAGCGCATTACTACCACCCAAAGGTTAGATATGCGGTTGACATTCGACCAAAGCTTAGAAAGATTCTTAACAATTTAACTGAGATATTGTCTATGGATGAGCCAGAAACAATGTATCTTCACTATGAATTGTAAAAAAACAACTATCACAATTAAAATAAAATAAAAATGGACGAAAAGAATTTTGGATATCTAGGAACAGGGTTCCAGCAAGAATTAATAAAAACTATAGTAGAAGATAGAAAATACGCAGAAACAATTATAGATGTAATCGATAGCCGTTACTTTGAAAATAATGGTTTTAGATTTATTATGGAGAACTTAAAAGAGTTCTACACAGCATATAACACTATTCCATCATACGAAGCGCTAAAACAAAAAATCGTATCTGAAAACGCTAAAGAAACGGCGGTAAGGATGCATTTGGATACTTTAGATACTATTAGAGATTTAGTTCCTAAAAGCTCACAAGCGTTCATTAAAGACAAAACATTAAACTTCTGTAAGCAACAATTACTGAAGAAAGCATTAAAAGAAGTTGAAACTATCAATAACGAAGGTCAATTTGAAGATTATCACAAAATTGAAAAGATCATTCAGACAGCTATGCAAGTCGGGGAAAACTCGCATGACGCTCAGGATGTATTTGAAAATATTGAAGAGGCTTTACAAAAAGACAATAGACACCCAGTACCGACAGGTATAAACGGAATCGACGAGTTATTGAAAGGTGGATTAGGTAGAGGTGAATTAGGTGTTGTATTGGCACCAACTGGTACAGGTAAAACCACATTACTGACTAAATTTTCAAATAGCGCATATAATGACGGTTATAATGTTGTTCAGATCTTCTTTGAAGATAATGTTAATAACATTAAGCGCAAGCACTTTACAATTTGGTCAGGTATTTCTCCTGATAATCAACCAGACAACCACGAACAAGTTACAGAGATGGTGACAGATGCACAAAACAGATCTAAAGGCCAACTTAAATTATTAAAGTTACCAAGTGATTCTGTGACTATGTCAGAAATAAAATCTAAATTAAGAAAGATTATTGCTGATGGTTTTAAAATAGATTTACTAACTTTAGACTATGTTGATTGTATCAGCCCTGAAAAAACGAATTATAATGAGGAGTGGAAAGGTGATGGTGCTATCATGAGACAATTAGAATCTATGACATCAGAATTTGATATTGCTATTTGGACAGCTACTCAAGGTAATCGTGAATCGATTAAAAGTGAGGTTGTGACTACAGATCAAATGGGTGGTTCTATTAAGAAGGCACAAATTGGTCATGTAGTTATATCTATTGGTAAAACGTTAGAACAAAAAGAACATAATTTAGGTACGATATCGTTACTTAAATCACGTATAGGTAAAGATGGTGTTATCTTCCAAAACTGTAAATTCAATAACGAATTCCTCGAAATTGATACAGAAACTCAAAGCACTCTTTTAGGTTATAAGAATGACCAAGAAGAAGATAAGAAAAATAGAGCGGTAGAAGCATATCGTGCAGCTCAAGCAAAAAATTTACTACTTAAATAAAAAACAA